CAGTTTACTTCTTGCGTAGATGGCACAGTTACAAATGAAACTGTAGATGGAAGTTATGTAGTATTCAATGTATCTTCATACACAGGTTATGGATCATTCTCTCATGATGATTTAGTAACACTATCTATTGCATTAAAAGGCTCTAGTGGTGCAACAGGAGCAACTGGTGCAATTGGAAATACGGGTGTAACAGGATTAACGGGTGTAACTGGCAATACAGGTGCTACTGGTGCAAGTGTAACTGGGAATACTGGTGCAACAGGTGTAACTGGTGCAACTGGTGTAACGGGTATTACAGGTGCAACTGGAAATACAGGAGCAAATGGAAATACTGGAGCAACTGGAGAGAGCGGAGTATTTTCTACAGCAGAAGATACAGCACCTACAGGAGCAGTTACAGGTGATGTTTGGTTTGATCCAGCAAATGGAATGATGTTTGTTTATTACGATAATTTTTGGTTACAAGCATCTAGTAATGCTATAGGAGATGTAGGAGCAACTGGTGCTACTGGTCCTACAGGTAACACGGGTGCAACTGGTAATACTGGTGTAACAGGAAATACTGGTGCTAATGGAAATACAGGTGCACAAGGTAATACTGGTGTAACAGGTGCTACTGGTAATACTGGTGCCTCAGCATCTGACCTAACTGCTTGGACAGCATATACACCAACGATCACATCTGACAGTGGCACATTTACTTTAGGAAATGGAACACTAACTGGACGATATAAGCAAATAGGAAAAACTGTTTTCTTCCATGTAAAACTTATCTACGGCTCGACATCAGCTCCAGGGACTGGTCACTGGAATTTTAGTCTTCCAGTTACAGCACAAAACTCAAACTTTACGTTTTCAGCGGCAATTCTTGACGATGGAGCTTCTTGGTATGGTGGCATAGGAAATGGCAACTACACAGGTTCAACCACGAGTTTTGCAGTGATTATTCCTGGCGTAAGTCCTTCTGTAACAACATGGGCAGTAGTTGGTAACGGTGGTCCGTTTACGTGGGGAACTGCCGATAACATCACGATCTCAGGAAGCTACGAAGCAGTCTAATTTAATAAGAATTTAGAGTTTAATTTTATTTTAATCACCTTTTTTATCTAGTGTAAAATTGGCTTTGGGAATCATCCCACTCGAGTGAAATGAGAAAAATCTATGCCAATTAATTTCCCAGACTCGCCGTCCGTAAATCAGACGTTCACATCTGGAACAACAACTTGGCGTTGGAATGGCACAGTATGGCTAGTAGTTCGTGACTTTGCCCCAACGGGTGCAGTCGGAAATACAGGTCCTACAGGTGCTACAGGACAAACTGGTGCAACAGGCGCAGTTGGTAACACAGGAGCACAAGGCAACACTGGTGTAACTGGGCAAACTGGCGCAGTCGGTAACACAGGTGCAATCGGTAATACAGGTGCAAATGGTAATACTGGTGCAACAGGTGAAACTGGTGCAATCGGTAATACAGGTGCAGTCGGTAATACAGGTGCAGTTGGAAATACTGGCGCAGTTGGTAACACAGGAGCAACTGGTAATACAGGTGCTGTAGGTAATACAGGTGTAACAGGTGCTGTAGGTGAAACTGGCGCAGTTGGTAACACAGGTCCTACAGGTATTACTGGATACACTGGCCCAACTGGTCAAACTGGTGCTGTCGGTCAAACTGGTGCGCAAGGTAATACTGGTGCAACTGGTGATGCTGGCGCAACTGGTGCAACTGGTGCACAAGGTAACTTTGGTGGTATTACTGTTGAATACAACTTTAGTACTAACACCATTGTTTCCGACCCAGGTTCTGGCAACGTAAAGTTCAACAACGCTAACGTATCTCTTGCGTCAAAGATGTCTATTGATGACGAAGATGGTAATGCAGTAGATATTCAATCAATGCTGCGTACAATTGATGACTCAACAAGCACAATCAAGGGTCACTTACGTATATCAAATAAAGCAGATTCTACAGATTTTGCTTTACTTACAATCAGCGGACTTACAGAGCAATCAGGCTACTTTGAAGTAGATGTTGCTTATGTATCTGGCTCATCAACATCATTTACAAATGGTGAAGATGTAATTATCACTTTTGCAAGAACAGGTGATGCTGGTGCACAAGGTAATACTGGTGCACAAGGTAACACTGGTGCTACAGGTATCACTGGTGCTACTGGAGCAATCGGTAATACTGGAGCAACAGGCCCAACTGGTGAAGTTGGTAATACTGGTGCAACTGGAAATACTGGTGCGGTTGGTAATACAGGCGCGGTCGGTAATACAGGTGCAACAGGATTAACTGGTGTAACTGGTGCACAAGGTAACACTGGTGTAACAGGTGCTACTGGTGATACAGGTGCAATCGGTAATACAGGTGCAAATGGTAATACAGGAGCGCAAGGTAATACTGGTGTAACAGGTCAAACTGGTGCAACTGGAAACACTGGAGCAACTGGTAATACTGGTGCTACTGGTCTTACTGGTGTAACTGGTGCTACTGGTAACACAGGTTCTAATGGAACATTTGCAACAACTGATGCAACACCTCCAACAAGCCCATCTCCTGTAACTGGAGATTCATGGTTTGATCCTACAAACGGTATCGTATTTGTTTACTACGATGGTTTCTGGGTTGAAGCAGTTGGTGGAAACGTAGGTCCTACAGGTATTACTGGTCCTACAGGTGCAGTTGGTAACACAGGTGCACAGGGTAACTTCGGTGGCGCAACATTTAAGTATGCGTTCGATACAAATACCGCAGACTCAGATCCAGGCGCAGGTGATGTCAAGTTCAGTAATGCGAACGTGTCACTAGCATCATACATGTACATCAATAAGACAGACGCAGATGCATCAGATATCTCGTCATTCTTAACAACTATTGATGATTCAACAAGCCCAATTAAGGGTCACTTAAAGCTAACAAACATCTCTAACTCCAACGATTATGCATTGTTTACAATTGTAAATAACAGCATCACAAGTGGAGATTATTTCAAGGTGGCTGTTGCTTACGTATCAGGCTCAACGTCGTTCTCAGCGGCAGAGTCCGTTACAATTACGTTTGCCCGAACAGGTGACGTCGGTGCCGCAGGCGCTACTGGTGCAGTTGGAAATACTGGCGCAGTTGGTAACACAGGAGCAACTGGTAATACAGGTGCTGTTGGTAATACTGGAGCAACTGGTAATACTGGCGCAACTGGAAATACTGGTGCAACTGGTTCAAATGCAGTACTCACACTAGTTACAAATGCACAGACTGGTACTACATACACACTTGTACTTGCAGATGTTAATAAGCTCGTTGAGCTTAACAACGCCTCAGCAATTGCGTTGACAGTTCCAACAAACGCAGCACTTGCTGGGTTTAACGTTGGAGACCAGATTAACCTTCTTCAAACTGGAGCAGGTCAGGTCACAGTCGGAGGAGCTGGAGTTACCATCAACGGTACGCCAGGTCTTAAGCTTCGTGCACAGTGGTCATCGGCTACGCTGATTAAGCGTGCAACCGATACATGGGTACTTGTTGGAGATCTCTCCGCATAACCTAGAAATTAAGTAGAAACTGCCCATCTTTTTACGAAGGTGGGCAGTTTCTTTTATATAGAAAGTTCAAATTTATAGTATAGTAGTGCTATCCTTTTGCTGAAGTAAGAGAGTAATATGCCTATAGATTTTCCTAATAGTCCTAGCGTCGATAGTTCATTTACCTCTGGTAATACTACTTGGCGCTGGAGCGGTACTGCCTGGAAAGTTGTCCGTGATGTTGCTCCAACTGGTGCCACTGGGCAGACTGGACCTACAGGTGTAACGGGTGCTGTTGGTTCCACAGGGGCTACAGGTATAACAGGCATCAATTGGCGAGCAGCTTTTGATTTTATTGAATATAATGTCCGTGATGTAGTTCAATATAACGGAAGTACATATTTTTGTAATACATTTATTGCAAGCGGAGATGTTGCTTCACACATTCCTGGTTCTTCTGCCCGCTGGGATCTTCTCTCTGGAAAAGGTAGTACAGGTGCAACTGGTGATGACGGACAGTTTAGCGTTGCTGCAACTACACCTCCTGCATCCCCTGAAGCAGGTGATGCGTGGTATGACTCTGCATCTGGAAATCTTTACATCTACTATGACGGCTTTTGGGTTGAGGCAGCAAGTGCAAATGACGGACCAACTGGTAACACTGGTGCAACTGGTGTAACTGGAAATACAGGTGCAACAGGTATAACAGGAGACGACGGACAATTTTCAATCGCCGCGACCACGCCTCCTGCGTCTCCTGAGACAGGTGACGCGTGGTATGACTCTGCGTCTGGAAACGTCTATGTTTACTACGATGGATATTGGGTTGAGGCTGCGTCGGCAAACGACGGACCGACTGGAAACACGGGTGCAACTGGAGCAGCTGGTGCTACTGGCGCGACAGGTGTAACTGGTGCTACGGGTGTAACTGGTGCTACAGGTTTAACAGGAGCAACCGGTGTAACCGGTGTAACAGGCGCAACTGGAGCAGCTGGTGCTACTGGTGTAACTGGTGCTACGGGTGTAACTGGTGCTACAGGTGCAACAGGAGCAACCGGTGTAACCGGTGTAACAGGCGCAACTGGAGCAGCTGGTGCTACTGGTGTAACTGGTGCTACGGGTTTAACAGGAGCTACAGGTGCAACAGGTGCAACTGGTCCAACAGGAACGGCGTTTGCACAACCTACCGAGCCGTCAAGTCCGGTTGACGGACAGATCTGGATCGACACTGACGGAAGCGTCATCGGTCAGCAGATGGTTCGCTGGTCAAAGGCTCCTGCTGGTGGTACAACAAGCCTAACTGGAAATGATGATAACTCTCTAGCATTATCTTACACAGTAGGATATGAGCAGGTGTACCGTAATGGTGTGCTTCTATCTCGTGGTAATGACTACACAGCAACCAATGGTACATCTATCACATTAACTGATGCTACTATCACAGGCGATATTATTGAAATATTTGCTAGCGCAGTACTTGCTATAGCAGATGTCTACACACAGACTCAAGTAAACAATTTAGTAAACGATAACTATACACTAGCCCTAATGGGCGCAATCTAAGGAAAGGTAGTAACTAATGGCTACAACAAGCAAGACGCTGGCTAGGACAGCAGCGGCAACAAGCAATACTACCCTATATACAGTACCTACTACTAGCACAACTACAGTAGTTACAGATATAGTGGTTACAAATACAGCAGCCTCAGCAGCAACATTTACATTAAATCTTGATGCTGTTGCAGTTTTAAGCGGAGTATCTCTGTCCGCAAATTCATCCGCCTTCTTTAGTTTAAAGCAGGTACTTCAAGCAAATGCTACACCAAAGACAATCTCTGGTAGTGCATCTGCCGTAACAGTTAATTTTCATATTAGCGGAGTGGAGATAGTATAATGTCAACGAGCGTATATCCAGTACCTTTATCAGGTATTCAGGAAACACTATTAGCAGCCAAAGGTGATTTAATATCTGCAACCGCTAATGACACACCAGCAATTTTAAGCGTTGGTTCTAACGACCAAGTACTTACTGCAGACAGTTCAACTGCTACAGGACTTAAATGGGCTGCTGCAGCAGGTGGTGGTTCTAATTTTTCTTTGCTTAATTCAGGAAACACAGATGTAAGTGGAAGTTCAACTAAAACTATTTCAGGAATTTCTGGAGTAGATAAAGTTCTTATTATAGTAGATTATGTAAGACTTGGTGCGGCTGGTTATGTTTGGATTAGATATAATACTGATACAAGCACATCAAATTACATAGATGCTGGACAAAGAAATTTGGGGCCAGACTCTTATGATAATTCTAATAGTCAAGGTATTATACATACCAATCTTGGATATTTTAGATTAGGATATGTTCCTAGTAGTGCATCAGGAGCGTATGGAACAGTTTTATTAACTGGCGCTAATTCAACTGGACTAAAATATATATCTTTAGATGGTGGAGCCAATAACGATGGCGGTACCCACGGTCAAGGTCAATTTAGCACACAAGGTCTTTATAAAGGTACTAGCACAATTTCAAGTGTTTCCATTATTAACTCATCTGGTGGTAATTTTAGTAGTGGCAATGTTTATGTTTATACAAGTGCATAAGGAGAAATAAATATATGGAGATAACAATAAAAGAATTTAATGCTCAAACTGGTGAAGAAATTGTAATAACACGTGAAGAAACTGAACAAGAAAAATTACAACGTGAACAGTCTCAAATCGAAGTAGAGCAAATACAAGCCAAAGCCGAAGCAAAAGCACAGGCCAAAGCAATAGCACAGGCTAAACTGACTGCTCTTGGTCTAACTGTTAGTGATTTAGAGGCTTTAGGTCTATAACACTATTATCCTGAGCAAGATAATAAACTGCTCAACTAAATTTACCTTAAGGAGAACAAAGGAAACTAATGGCAACTATATCTAATACACCTAGACCAGGGTATGTATGGGACTCAACAGACAATGTTTGGTATCCTATAGGTACTGGTCCGCATACACACGCTGACTACATTACATCTGGCTCTGCAATCAATCCTAATATTGTAGATGCTAAGGGTGACATCATTGCAGCCACTGCTGCTGATACAGTTGCCAGACTTGCTGTTGGTTCTAATGACCAAGTACTTACCGCAGACAGTTCAACTGCTACTGGTTTGAAGTGGGCTACCCCTGCTGCTGGTGGAATGACTTTATTATCAACTACTTCATTATCAGGAACATCAACAACTGTATCCTCTATCAGCCAAAGTTACAAAACATTATTTATTGTAGTGAGAGGTGTTTATTCATCTGCTACTGGGTCAATTTATTTAAGAGTAAATGGTGATACCGCTTCAAATTATTATTTTGTGGTTTATACTACTCAAGGTAATGGCGGTTCAAGCACAGAACAAGGAACTCCTGGAACTCAATATGAATTTTCACACAGTTCAACTGCAAGTGGCGCTTTAGATGTTACTTATGCACAGGTAACAATTCCCGCATATACAGAAACAAGAACAAAACAATTTAATAGTTGGCACGGCAATAAACATTCAGGTTCTCCATTTTTCAAATGGGGATGTTGTAATTACAGTGGCACTGCTGCTATTACCCAAATAACAATTAATCACCCAACACCAACCGCAGGTGAAGTGTTGATTTATGGAGTTGCATAATGACTAGACCAATTACAAGAATACATAATACTGAAACAGATGAAATCATTGATAGAGAAATGACTGATGCTGAATTTGAAGTTTATCAATCAGACCAAGCGGCAGAACAAGCAAAGCAAGCCGAAGCCGAAGCAAAGGCAGCCCAACGCCAAGCACTATTAAACCGTCTTGGTATCACAGAAGAAGAAGCAAGAATCCTACTAGGAGGTAACTAATGCCAATAACTAAAGCAACGGCTAGTTCGGTAGCACCAGCAGCCAAGGGAGACCTTGTTGTAGGTAGTGCCACTAATGATGCCGCAGTATTAGGAGTAGGTTCTAATGACCAGGTATTAACTGCTGATAGTAGTACTGCTACAGGACTTAAGTGGGCAACTGCCTCTAGTGGTGGTATGACTTTGATTAGCACTACGACTCTATCAAACAGGCAAACCGATATAACTTCAATTCCTGGTACATACAATAATTTGGTATTAGTTATTAATGGCGCCAATTTCCCTACTTATAATACTCAAATTGATTTAAGACCTAATGGTGATACAGATAAGGTCACTACCGATAATAGACAAAATAGCGGTGGCTCAAATAACTCTAATGCTACAACTGCTGGGGCGCTTAATTTATCGGGTACCTACAACATATCAAATAGTAGTAGCGCCAACACTTTTGTTGTTACAATATATAATTATGCAACTAGTAGTTACTTCAAACCAATTACTAATTTTGGATACTTACAACAATTAGGTGGCACTCAAACAGCAGTAGGTGCTTGGGGAGGCTATGCAAGCAATAGCGCCATTACAAGTATTACTTTATATCTTGGACAAAATGTCAGTTACAATTCAGGTCAAGTTCTATTGTATGGAGTTAAATAATGAGTACAAATAAAAAAACAGTTGTTAACTGCGAGACTGGTGAAGTTTATGAAGTAGATTTAACACCAGAGGAAATAGAAATAAATCGCATTGAGGATGAAAAAGTAGCAAATGCGATAGCCGAAGCAGAAGCAAAGGCTGCTGCTAAGGCAGCACTACTAGCACAACTAGGTATTACAGAAGAGCAGGCAAAACTTTTACTTTCTTAACTAGGGAGAACCGTGTCCTACCGTGATATACCCGAGGACCGCGTAGGCACGCGGGTTGCCTCAAATATGGGCAGTGAAACACCCGCCGCAGGGCGATCACCGCAGGTAAAACCTACTATAATACGTAGGTAACCAGGAGGAACCATGCCCGCAATAGATTTTCCAAACTCGCCGTCAATCAATGACACACATACCGTTGGCAACCGTGTTTGGAAGTGGAACGGCACCGTGTGGGAGGTCGTTCGCTCGACCGTTCCGTACTCAACGGGTGCAACGGGTGCAACGGGTGCAACGGGTGCAACTGGAAATACAGGTGCAACAGGTAATACGGGTACTGCAGGTTCTAGTATAACTGGAAACACAGGAGCGGTTGACTACACAGACGCCAACGCGGCTTTTGGTTTTCAAATATTTTCATGATAACTACCAAGGAGAAATAAACAAATGGCAACTACAATAGCTCGTATTCCACTTTCAGGATCTACTCACGGACGTGGTATCAAGGTTGCCGCGACCGCATCAGCAGGCGACACAATTCACACCGCGACGTCATCAACGACCGACTGTGATGTTGTTACTCTTTATGCGTACAACTCAAGTGGTTCTGCCGTAAACCTAACGCTGCAGTGGGGTGGTACAACCGCAGTTGACGATGACATCAAGCTTTCAATTCCTGCAACCTCAGGTTTAACGCTGGTTGTTCCTGACCTGGTACTTCGCAACTCTTTGATTGTGAAGGCATACGCTGGTACAACAAACGTTGTAACAATTCACGGATACGTAAACCGCGTAGCAACTACCTGATAGGAGCTTAGCGCGTGTCGCTAATCAGTCGAATATTAAAGGCTAACCCGTCAGCGCAGGTTTCAAGCGTGCTAACTGGTAGTTTTACCGTGCCTTCTGCTAAAGCTGCTTTTATTAACACAGGTACTAGAGGTATACTTGCTGGCGGTAGAAATACTGCTGGAACTTATCTAAACTCTATAGATTATATTGATATTGCGACTACAGGCAACGCAACTGACTTTGGCGATGCTTCGCGTGTTTTTGGTTATAGTGCTTGTTGTAGTTCTAATACAAGAGGTGTTATTGCTTTAGGTGCAACTACTAGCAGCACTCTTGCCAATATAGAATATATAACTATAGCGACTACTGGTAATACTACAAACTTCGGTGATACAACACAAGCAAGAAGTGGATTTGGCGGTTGCGGTAACACAACTAGAGGTCTATTTGGTGGTGGTGAAAGTGGTAGTCAATATAATATTATTGACTACGTAACAATAGCCACCACTGGAAATGCCACAGACTTTGGTGACTTAACTCAATCAAAGAATGGAGTTAGCGCTTGTTCATCTTCAACTAGAGGTATATGGCAAGGTGGAGATCCTAGCGGAAACACTAATGTTATTGAATATGTTACTATTGATAGCGCAGGTAACGCCACGAATTTTGGTAGTTTAACAGAAAGCTGTTCTTATACAGGTAGTTGTTCATCAACAACAAGAGCCTTAAGAGGTGGTGGTAGAAACCCAAATCCAAGCAACGTTATAGACTACATAACAATAGCCACCACAGGTAATGCTACCGACTTTGGTGATCTAACAGCAGCAAGACAAGATCTTGCTGGTGCCTGCTCTACCTATACTAGAGGTATTTTTAGTGGTGGATGGACTGGTTCGGCTACATCAAACATCATTGACTATGTAACAATAGCCACTACTGGCAACGCAACAGATTTTGGTGATCTAACAGAAGATCGCAGATTAGGCGCTGGTATGTCAAACGGACATGGAGGACTCTAATGCCATATCTACCACAGATTAAGATTCTTGTTCCTAGCGCACAAGTTTCTACATATACAACTGGGTCTTTTAGTTTGCCTAGTGCTAAGGGTGCATTTGTCACTCCTAACATTGGTGTTTTTACTGGTGGAGAAAATAATGGTGCAGTTTTTAGAAATACTATGGATTATATCAATATACAGTCTTTATCCAATGCAACTAATTTTGGTAATCTAACAGTTTCTCGTTCTTATGTTGGGGGAGTTAGTAGTACAACAAGAGGCGTAGTAGGTGGTGGATACACAGGAACATACCAAAATGAAATGGATTACATAACAATAGCAAGTACTGGAAATGCCACAAGTTTTGGAACTTTATCAGTTTCAAGATATGGTCCTAGTGGAGTATCAACTTCTATAAGAGGTATTTTTGGTGGTGGAGAAGGTGCTTCAATGACCAATGTATTGGATTACATAACAATTGCTACAACTGGAAACGCCATTGACTTCGGTGACCTAACAGTTGCAAGACACTCAACTAGTTCTTTTCAATCTCCAACAAGAGGAGTATTTTCTAGCGGTAATGATGCAAGTAGCACTAATGTTATTGATTATGTAACTATGGCTACAACGGGAAATGCCGTTGATTTTGGTGATGTGACTGTTTATAGAAATGGTCTTGGAGGTTGTTCTTCAACAACAAGAGGACTATTTGCTGGTGGAAATGGCGCTGGTGGTTATCAAAATGTCATAGACTATGTAACCATTGCCACAACAGGTAACGCCACCGATTTTGGTGATTTAAGTGTTGCAAGACTAGGTAATAGTGGAACATCAAACAGTACAAGAGGAGTTTGGGGTGGTGGTGAAGATGGTAGTAATGGACTAAACACTATTGATTACAACACTATTTCAACAACAGGCAATTCAGTAGACTTTGGTGACTTAAGTGTTGCAAGAAGAAGATTAGCAGCCGTTTCAGATTCTCATGGAGGTCTTGACCTAGCTACGTTTGAAAGTGGAAGTGGACAGGCATTTAGTGCCTCAGGTTCAAGAAAAACATCGGGCGCTGGAGCGATAACGATAGATAGTTTTAACATCACAAACTTCTCATACACAACTACTTTTGGTGACGTTGTTGGAGCCTACGGAGGAAGAGGTGCTTGTGCATCTAGCACACGAGGTTTACTCTTTGGCGGAGGTAATCCGACAAACGATATTGAGTACTTTGACTTTGCCTCAAAGGGTAACGGAATTAACTTTGGAGATTTAAGTAGGGTGTTAGACAGACCAGCAGGTTTAGCAAATGAAACTAGAGGAATATGTGCCAACGGAAGTAACGGCAGCAGCACAAACTACTCGACGATAGAGTATGTAACTATTGCAACTACGGGTAACACAACAAACTTTGGAAACTCTACCCAGGCAGCTCAAGCATCAGGTGGTCTATCCTCTAGCACACGAGGAGTTATGTTTGGCGGAGAAAGTGGAGTTGGTGTTAATAACTACTCAGAAATGGGATATATAACCATTGCCACAACAGGAAATGCATCTACTTTTGGTCAACTAACAGTCGCAAGATGCTTTGTCTCAGGAGCTGCTTCAACCACAAGAGGCTTGATGGCAGGTGGAATTATCTCTAGTGGTTCGAACGTTATTGATTACATAACCATTGCGTCAACAGGTAATGCCACCGACTTTGGTGATTTAACCGTTGCTACGGCAAAAAATCTTAACTGTGGTACCTCAGATAAAGTTACTGCAGTCTGGGCAATGAACAATAACAATGATTTATTAGAAAAAGTTACCATCGCGTCAACGGGCAATGCCACAAGCTTTGGAAACTTAGCCGAGAGTAGATATGCCTGTGCTATGGTAGGAAATTCACACGGAGGGGTATAAGATAATATGGACATAGAGAAAACAGGTGAGAGGAACTTCATGGAGATAGCACTACAGGAGGTAAGTAACGATCTAGCAATAACCCCTGAGTATAAGGGAATGTTGGAGCACATCAATGCTAACCTTCCTGCGATTAGCAGAGATTCTGAGAACTTCTATAAGTCAGCGTCTCAGTTTAAGAACGTAACCTTAGACGTTACCGACCTTACCCCGATGGGTTCACTAAAGCACATCCTTGCGGTAATTGACCGCACCCGCATGGCGCTAGAGGAAGCTCACATCTCAGTTAAGCGTAAGCAAATTGAGTTAAAGAAAAAGACCATCGAGTACGACAATGCCGAGGAAGGTCCTGACAAGGAACTTCTATGGGTAGATATCGTCGAGATAAACAACCACCTAAACAACTCTGAAAACTCAGTCAAGGGCGCGTTGCGCAAGTTAAGTTTCTTTACTACCCAATATCAAGCTATAATGCAAAAACTTGGCAAGGATGAAATTACCGAGGAAGACTACGAGCTTAACGAGTCTAGACATCATGTAATGACCGCGATGAAACAAGCTCTAAACGCAGCTCGTACTCGAAACGGAGTTATCGATGAAGGTAATCATATTTATTTATTTGACATGGGTATCAACGGTGCAGTTGCCCAGGCTGAAATTTTTGCCTATTTACAAGCAGAGCAAGAAATGCTTGCAAAGGGTGAAGAACCAACCCACGAGCTCACAGTTAGATGGCTTGAGGCTTGCGCCGACAAGTTTGCTGACTGCGGAGCTAAGTTCGCTGAACTACGTGGTTTCATTCCACTAGACAAGAAATCACTAGCAAAGGAGATTACAAGTGGCAAAGAAAGTAATTAGTTATAAATTAAACGCAGATGGTACTGTCCCTGATTATGTAGAAGATGGTGGCTACCTAGCAAAAGAACCAAACGACACACCCAATATGGTTGTGCTTGGTGTATCAAAAGATGGTGCTGATATTTCAGGTGCGGTGGCTGAGTTTGCTGATGAAGCAAGTGCTGTTACCTACGTAAACACTTATCTTTCTGATACTACAACTACTGACCCAATTACAGGTGAAGAAAGAATTTTTGTAGTAGCAGATGCAGTAGCAGATCTGTTTTTAAAATTAGCATAGTTTAAAACTTATCTATATATAAGTACGTTTATAAGTGTAGTTATATTTTTACGTAGGTAAAACATACCCGATAATATATAACTTTTGCTTAATATAATGTAAACTATACCTATGATAAAAGTTGCCGCATATACCATCGCCCTAAACGAGGAGAAGCACGCTCAGCGGTGGGCAGACACTACTAAAGATGCAGATTTTAGATTGGTATGTGATACAGGATCTACAGATAAAACAGTAGAGATATTAAGAAGTAATGGCGTTGTTGTCTATGAAATAAGTGTAAAGCCTTGGAGATTTGATGTTGCAAGAAATACTGCTCAAAGCCTATTGCCAGCAGATATAGATGTATGTTTAAGTTTAGATTTAGATGAAGTAGTAGATAAAGATTTTTTTAAAAAAGTAAAAGAACACTGGGCACCTGGTGCTAATAAAGGATGGTGTGACTTTGACACTGGTCACACTTGGCTTGGTGCTCGTTTGCACGCTAGAAATGGTATTTATTGGAAGTATCCTATTCATGAAGTATTTGTTCCATCCCTTGACACTCCCTTAATGAGTTGTACTATTCCTACCAAAATGTATCATAAACCAGATAATACAAAGTCTCGTGGTCAGTATATGACAATGCTTGTTGCAGCAAGTAAAGAATTTGGCGAAGATCATAGGATTTGGGTTTATCTTTGCCGTGAGTATTTTTACTACAGAATGTGGGAACTAGTTATAAGTAGCGCTCAAAAAGTTACTGATTTTAGTAAAGATTGGTACGTAGAACGTGCGGCAGTTTGTAGATTTGCATCAGAAGCATGTAGAAATTTAGGAAGACTTGAAGAAGCTCATACTTGGGCAGATAAAGCAATATCAATTGATCCATGCGGTGAGGCTTATTATGAAAAAGTACGTTGTTACTATGAACAATCAGACTGGAGTGGCGTCTGGGAAACTTGTAAATTAATTGCTAAATGTGAACCAACTAAGCATTATTTATCGTCTGAAGCACTATGGAATTGGATGCTAGACGATATGAGAGCTTTATCTGCTCACAATTTAGGAGATAAAGAAAAAGCAATAGAATATGGAGAAAAAGCCCTTAAAGGAAATCCGAACGAGACTAGATTAAAAAATAATTTAGTTTTTTATCGCCAAGGTATTTAATGATACAGCCAAACGTATTTTTAGCCCTTCTTGTAAAACAAAAAGAAGCCGTTCTTCCACTTTTTTTAGAAAGTTTAAATAATTGGGACTATCCTAAAGAAAACATATTTATCTACATTAGAACTAATAACAACACAGATAACACAAAACAACTTTTAGAAGAGTGGATAGAAGAATATGGGGATAAATATAAAGGATTAATCTACAACAGCGAAGATGTGCCAGAAAAGGTAGAAAAATATGATGTTCATTTTTGGAATGGAGAAAGATTTAGAGTTTTAGGAAAAATTCGTCAAGAAAGTATGAATCAAGCTTTGCTAACAGATTGCGAATATTACTTTGTAGTAGATATCGATAACTTTTTGTTTCCAGAAACTCTTAAAGAGTTAGTAAAACTAGACTTACCAATAGTTGCTCCATTTTTAAGGTATGCGGTTGCTTTTGGAGAAAATGCTGATACTCCTATAGAAGCTGCTAAGCGAGAAGGTCATATGAGTAGGTACTACTCAAACTATCACGACAAGGTAGATGATTTTGGATCAATTATTGCAGAAGATATTTACTACAAAATTTTAAATCAAGAAATAAAAGGACTAATTGAATGTATGTGTGTTCACTGTACTTATTTAATTAAAAGAGAGTATTTATCTGAACTTAATTATTTAGAGCAATCAGATCGCTGGGAGTATATGGTTTTTTCTAATTCGGCTAGGGATAAAGGGATTACTCAGTACCTAGACAATAGAACTATATATGGAGTTTTAACCTTAAGCGAAAATATAGGGGCTTCTAGATGGTGGTTTAATTACTTAAAGAGTAAAGAAAATAGAACAGAAAAATATAAATCTATTACTAGTTTTACATAATTCTATCTGTCCAAGTTTTTGGAGTTTTATTAGTAATAAACTCTAAAGGCAGGTGATAATTAAATTCTCTAGCGCCTTTGGATTTAATCCAATTTACTAGTTCTATTAATCCAGAATTCAACAAAGTAGTAGTTTTATAGTTTAAAAGTTCTCTTGCTAGATCGGCTGAGCAGTTAGCGTGAAACACTTCTTGAGGTCTTCCTGGCATATAAATTGGATCTAACTTAAAATTAATAATTACTGATAGTTTTTGGGCTAGTTCATTTATGGTAACAAACTCTTCATCTGGACCAATATTAACAATTTGACCATCAGCAACATCGGTCTCACATGCAATCATAAGTGGGTCGATAACATCTTGCATAAATGAGAAACACCTTTTTTGCTCGCCATTTCCATAAATAATAGGTTGCTTGCCTTGAAGCATTCTATTTATCATAATCGAGGCTACGTTTCTGTAGGGGTCATCAAATTTTTGTCTAGGACCAATGATGTTGTGTGGAACGAGTATTACATAATTAAGTCCGTGAGTGTCTGCAATATTTTTAATCATAAGTTCAGCCCCGTACTTTGCAATTCCATACGGATCCTGAGGCTTAGGAGTCATTGACTCAACAAAAGGAACTACATCTTGAGTTCCATACCTTGCCATAGAAGATAAATGAACAATTTTTTTAACATTAGCCTTTACACAAGCACTCATTATGTTTGTAGTTATCTGCATAGTATTTCTGACAACTAGGGATGGAGAAAATACAGAGAGTCCTTCATAAGCAGTACATGCAGTATGAACTACTAAATTTACATTTTCAAAAAGAGGTTGGATTAGTTCTAAATTATCTAAATCTATATTATAAAAATCAACATCTGAAGGTACATTTTCTTTGTATCCACCTAGTAAATTATCTATTCCTATAACATCATAGCCTTTAGCAAGAAAAGCATCTGCTAAATGACTGCCCATAAATCCTGCTACACCAGTTATTAATACTTTCATTTGTTAATTGCTTTTTTTAGTTTTGTAATATCACTTTCAAAGTTTGTTATTTTGTATTTAGCAAAAGCATTTCTTTCGCGCTCATACATCCAAGGAGAGTTTATCGCAGAATACAGATCATCAACAGGTGCTTTACTAACTGCGTAGTGATGATGCTCTAAAATAACTTCAGGACAGTATCTAAGAGTTCCCATAAAATCACCTAACAGTTTCCAAAAATTATCTATATATAGATGTAATAACTCAGGGGGGGCTAGATAGCCAAGTGTTCTTACAATATTTAAATCAAAACAAGTTCCGTTGCTAGGTAAACGATCCCTTTGAGCCAAATCATCTGGGTATGAAATGCCCATAGGCACATCTTTTATTGCATTAATAAGGTTTTCATCCCACTTAGGTGTCATCACAATTGTGTCATCAGCTGCCCAAAGAATATAGTCATACTCGTTCATATACTTATTTGCCATTCGATTTAATTTTTCATTCACACCTAACTGCTCTGGTTTAGGCCCTATTTCATATTTAATACCCTGCATTCTTGGATATAAAGCGTGATCATCTTCATCTAAGCAAGCGATTATGTCTGAAACAGTTGAGTGGTACCTTAAAGAGTCTACTGCTCTAACAAATCTTTTAGGACGAGTTCTAGATGGAACTAAAATAACTGAACGAGTCATAACTTAATTTTAACATGGAATATATAAAAAATAGGGATAACTCTTTAGAAGTTATCCCTACTTTAAATTTTGTATTACTTAGAAATACCTTCACCCTTAATAACTGTTTCTTGTCCTGTAGCAAGATCACGAACTACAACCGAAACGGTGTAATCACGACCTGCTCCAAGGGATCCAACATTTAGAGTCTGAGCCGTACCATCTGTTCCAATTGCAGTAGTTGAGCCAGTTTTATTATCACGGACAATAAGAGTTGCCCAAGATTTACTTGCATCAAAGTTTGGAACCGCAGGCATTGCAATAGCCACAGATAAGGCTCCAGAGGCATCTACAACTTGAGATGAGATAGATGGAGCAGTGATGGTTGCTCTATCTGTCGTATCACTTCGGGCTGGAGTTGGCGCTGGTGTATTTGAGGCGACAGTTGCAACTACAGGGTTTGATATTACAGTTTCAGTATTTGTCAAAGTATCACGAATAACTGTTTTAACTGTGACGTTTTGATCTTGTGGAAGATTATTAATGGTTACTGTACTTTGCCCCTGCGCAAGACCGACTGATGTAGTTGAACGCCCATCAGTAACTGTGTAAACAGATACGCTAGATGTTGATGGAATATCATTAATACCAGTAACATCAATTGTCATTGATACAGATTTATCAGCATTGAGTGTCTGAGATGTAACTATAGGTGAATTAGCTGGAGCCACAGCAGGATCAGTTGGCTCTGTAGGCAATGTGACTGAAGAAAGTTGAATAATTTCATATGTAGGAGTCACCTTGACATCAGGTGCAACATAGACTGAAACTATCGAGCCTTGAGTAATTGGTTTAAGTCTGGTTATACCATTTGAATCAACATACTTAACTCCAGCACTAGCAGGAAGTTTTACAATAATTCCGTATGAATCAATTACCCGATTTGGTGAGTAACCATCCCAAGTAACAATTTTGTCAACAACACCATCAATAATGACTGCATACTTTGCTTTGGCAGATGGAGCATCAGTAAGTCCAGACATCTGAGGTGTAGATGTTATTTCATCTAAAGTAATTGCAAAGTAACCATCTGCTCTTGTTTGAAGTAAATCTTCGGACTTCATTCGAGATACTGTGCTTTGCGCATCTGTATCTGCTACCCAACCAGCAAAGGCTGGGCTAGCAATAAGTGTTAGCGTAGTGGCTAAACCTAATATACGTAATTTATTCTTTAACATTCTTGCTCCTAGTCATTTTGTCTCTTAAGAAGCAATACTAGTAGGTAGGCTAGTAAATAGCAAGTAGGCTATAAAACTGCTTTTTTACGCTTGTTTTTCTTCTTTAATTTTTCTTTTTTCTTTTCTAATTTGGCTGCTTTATCAATTTTTTCAGCTTTATATGCTTCTACTGCATTTGCGCTAGTTCTACTTCTCCAAGCAAAGTTGCACTCAGTGCAAGTAACAATTTTTGCTGTAGTCCATCTTCCAGTTGTTGATAGTTTTTCCACAGATGTTTCTAGTTTGCTAGGTCTAGCAGTACAAAACGGACAGTTAGGATATCTGCGCCGACGAGTCTCTTCTCCAAGATATGAAACTGAAAGAGTTCTACGAATTTCAATTTCATCTTTGCCTCCCCATATTCCCCAAATTTGTCTGTGTTCTAAAGCCCACTGTAAACAATCTTTTCTTACAATACAAGAAAAACATAAATTTTTAGCATCGTATTTTTCAGAAAAATCTTTGGAGAAAAACCAGTCTAAATATTTTTTATTTGATGGCTTGGCACATAAAGCTTCACTTTGCCATTTAAGGCTTTCTGCTGGTTTCCACATATACTTTATTTTAAACTAAAGTACTATAAATCTACTGACTAAAACACTATATTCACTATATCTCTATCCATGTAGCTAATTCAATATTTTCTACTATATCACCATACTCAGTTTCAGAGTTTTCGTCACATACGGTGTACTCAAACTCTTCTTCTAAAATTCCACACCAGCCTCTGGTTATTTGACAATTTTCAATTAATTTAAAACTATCCCCTAAAGAGTGAGCAACTCCATCTCTTTGAATAGCAGATGCTAGTGCTCTAGAAACAAGATCATTATCCATATCTACATGATCTAAAGTGTAGTAAACGGTTGAGTTAGGGCTATTTTTACTGTAGCCAGAGCCACTCCACTCACACCAAAGTTCTTCCCCAGGTCTTGTGTCTTTTTTCATTAATTTTTAAAAGCTATTCCTCTTCTGTAGAGTAAAAATTAAACTCAAAATCCTTTGAAAACTCATCATTTGTAAAATATATTTCTTCTTGTTTTTTTAGTTCATATATCCCAGCAATAGTTACTGATCCACACATACAGCAGACATCTACAGAACCAGTGTTTATTATTGTTGGTATGTCTACGCCAACAAGTTTTACAAGGATATTGCCGTTCTCGTTTACGCTCTGAGGCTCCCATTTAGAGTGCTCTTCCATCCAGCACAACTCGCAAAGAGCCATAGGGCTAACCATTGAACTGTCTTCCATACATAGCCTTTCTTTAAGCGTATCTAGTAAGACAATTCTAGTTGTATTTTTCATTCTATATTTGTTTTAAATCTATATTTACAAAAATTTTTTTATGCTTTCTTATATTTGCTCTTTCTTTGGGACTTAATCCACCCCAAAAACCAAATAATTCATTTTTAATAGCCCAGTCAGCACATTCGGTTTTGTGAGGACATTTTTTGCATATGGAGTTTGCCATAGCATATGTATTCATTGAATCAACTTTTCTTTCATCTCTGTCATCAGTGTAAAATATTTCTACACCGACTTCTGCGCATAACGGTTCTTCAAATTCCCATGGTCCACGAGACACTTGGCTCTCCTTTTAAAGTTTGGTTATCGGGTTATTTACTTACAAATTACTTTTGTTTACTCTCCAAGTCTCCAACTTCATAACCGCATGCAGCATAACCAGCAATATCAATCCAAGTATCTGGTTGGTATCCAGATTTAGAAGCATAGCGAGCAACTTTTACAGCAATCATTGCCATCGCTACATCTTCATTACTTACAGGGATACCAAAAATTATTTCCCATATTTTTGCTATTCTTTCAAAGTTTTCTTCAGGACCACCGTACTGTTTGTTGCGTTCTCCAGAAATAATTTTGGCCGCTTCTCGTAATGCTTCAACTCGTAAAGTAGTACCTTCGTTAGTTGTTGTCTTTTCACTATCTGATGTCATCTTTTATCCTCGCTATAACTTGGGCATTGTATTTTTTGGGAAGATTTTTATCAGAAGTGCTGTCAATAGTCACTTCATAATTAACATATTTTAGTGGGTCATCAAAGGTTATGGCAAGATACAAAGATATTTCTTCTTTGATATTGTCAATAATCTCTTGATGATTATTCCCAACTACAGAAAACTTATATGTAACTGTTTTCAAGTTACAAACGTTTCTCTAATTGATCTGGTCTTAAATGAACTCCTTCTAAAAGAGGAGTTTTATTATCGTCGCTTTTGATAATAATATCTCCATAGCGAATTCCTACAACGCGACCTCTCCTTCCATTAAAGTCTTTACCGCTCTTATTATCAAAAGCATCAGACTTTATTCGCACGTAATCTGCCAAAACAACAGAGCCAGGAGTTACTTGAATCCAAGTTTCGCCTTTTTCCTCTTTTACAAGAGCATGACCTAGTGATAACTTAGCAAAGATAGCAATAATATCTTTAGAGTAGTCAACTTTTTGATCTTTATTCTTTTCTTTTACATCTTCCCAAGACTTGAGAAGAGTTAAAACAGAGTCACCAACAATTCTTCTGGTCTTGTTTTTTGTCAGTTGCTCTTTCACCCAGGCGATATCTACATCAGCCATTTTTTGTTCCTTTCCTAGTTAGTTTGTTTATTACTTTTGTAGCAGTATGTTTCCTATATTTTCTTTTATACTCTCCCATGAGGGTATATTTTGAATATAAGATTCTTTTTGTTTTTTAGACATCTCTACTCTTTCAATAGGACTCATTTCTTCTATAGCGTTCGGAAGCATTGACCATTCTGGACCAATATACGTAGTTAACCTCCAATCAGTAATTGCAGGTACTCCTATGTAAAGCGCTTGAGATAAAGTTGGAAACCACCAAGGATTTCCAGATTTATAAACTGAAATCAAAACTCCCATTGAACCAGATATTCTAGCCAATATGTCTTTGTTGCCTTCCCACTTAGTTGCTCTGTAGTTAATTTGCGGGTTAGATAAAGAAACAGATATTTTACGATACCAATCGGTTTTGGGGTTGTCTATACACCAATAACTTCCATCAACATAGTTATGTATTGGGTTATTAATTTCTAAAAGATATGCGTCTGGATTAACTAAAAATAATTTTGTTTTATTTATATTAGGTATATATTTAGTAACTACCTCTTCAGTAGACCAAGGATAAGACGGAATAATTGTTTTAGGCCAAGCATCGCCATAAAGTTTTCTAGCGCCTTCTACTACGTTTTTATAATTTTTAGGCTCTAAAGCTAACCTGTACTCTCGCTTTTTAGAGTGAAAATTACCAAAAAAAGATTCTGGTTTTCTATATATGTCTCCTAAACTAAAATACAGTTTGTGAGGATTTATGGTGTCTATAAAAAGAGAAAGAGTTCCTAGGTCACTAGCGTGATTTATTACGGATAGAGCGCCGTATGCCCTGTGGGAAGCAATACCTGTTGGCTTAGCGATACCCACCAAAATGGCGTCATATTGGGATAAATAATCTTTAGTCATAGTTACTGAAGGATCTTCCCAAGTAACATCAAAACCTAATTCATTTAAAGCACTATTAATATTTCCAGCAAATGAAGGAATTTTTTCGTTTGTATTTTTAGATGCATGAGAGGCTGTGCATCCTGTAATTAATACCTTCATATAAACCTCTTATATCTAAGATGGTTACTAGATGTTGTTGGTAATTCCCCTAAACAACAACAACATCTAGTAAACTCTATTTTTTTATTTAGAATGGAGCAGCAGGAGCAGCAGCTGGTGCTGGTGCAGGTGCTGGTGCTGGAGATGGAGCTGGTGCTGGTGCACTGGCAACTGGAGCAGATACTGCAGAAGTTTGCGCAGCATTTGGGTAATAGTTCTTAATTTCATTCTTTTTAGAACCATTCCAAGTACGTGTTCCAACTTGAGCACGAAAACGCTTACCAGTAATTACTTGCTCAATTTGAGCATTAGTTGGCGCTGGTTGCTGTAAGAAGTAATCACGAGGAACACCAAGAGCATGCATCTTTTTAAAAAAGATACCAAGAGCAGCAGGACTATCTGGGGAAACAACTAGGTTGTCCCAAACAAGACGCTTGTTATGAGCGCCACCTTCAACCTGAGCTTTTACAGAGAACATTGTTTTACCGCTCTGTGTCATTTTATGTGTAGCCTCTAAAACTACAACATCATAATCACCGTCTGGAAGCGGATCATAGTTACCTGATTCGCCTGCTTCTTTGATGAGATCACTCCAATTTAGAGTACTCATTTGTTATACCTCTTTCTTTTCTTTAGTTGTGTTTTCTTGAGTATTTTGCTTAGGTCCAAAAATGGTATTAAGCATTACTTCAATTGATAACTTATCTTGCTCGACTATAGAACCTAGACGACCTTGTACTCGCTCGCCAGCTTCATAATCGTTTGTTCTTTCCACATACATACGCCTTACTTTATAAGGAGGTTGTAGTGGATCTGGATTTGCCATTTGCTCTACTGTCAACGCACCAAGAATGTCGTAAAAATATGGTGCTTGAATTGCTAGTTGACCTTGTAAATATGGACGGTGTCTTCCATCCTGGCTTGTTCTTGACATAGCAGTAAGTACAACTGCTTCAAGAGGATTTGTAGCATGCATAGTCAAATCGCGAAGATCACGAAGAAGCCCACCCATGTGACGAAGAAGTTCGCCCCACTGCTGCATCTTCATTTGTTCTGTACCTGCGATGCTGTCCATACATTTCACTTGTAGTTCAGAGATTGAATCAATAATCAAACTCTTGAAGTGATGCTTTCCAAGTTGTAACCACTGATAAACCTTGATAACAGTGTCATAGTCACGAACTGTAACTACAACAGTGTCCCAAGTTCCATCGGCGATTGGTGGTTCCTCACGAAGAGGATCCCAATACTTAACAACGATAGGTAGGAATCGGTGCCCACCCTCGACGTCAAGCATGAGTCGTGGGTATGGAGCAGTTACAGCAAAAGTAGATTTACCTACTTTGCTTTCTCCGTACACCATAACCGTAAGAGAGCGTTGAATCTCACTCATACGTCACTCGCCTCCTTTTTTCTCTGTTTCGTAATATGCATAAGGATCAGTCTCCTCATACATTTCACTAAGTGCTTGTTCAGCGGCGCTTCCGTCGTCAAACATTGGGCAGATAGTAAAAAATTGGCATTTCCATTTACAATCACGACTTGGTTTTGGATAAGCATTAAAAGCATGGCTCTCACCAGCATCTAATGCATGTCTTACTCTCATTAAGTCAGTAATTGTTCCGTGAATTCTATTCCAAAAAGAACGTAAAGTAAAAATGTTATGACGAATTTCTACTTGATCATAAAACGGAGGTTTAGCAGCCGCAGTTCTACGAACTTTTTTAAGAAGAGTAAATATTCCGCCTTCACTTCTTTCTTTTTCATTTGTTTTAGTAGACTCTAAAAGCATATATGTCATAACTTGTTCATTCATGTGAGCCATATTTGCAAACTCAGATAAAGAACCTCCTACAGTTTTAAAATCTCTAAACATTCTTACTCCGTCAGCTTTACGACGAACACGCATATCAAGTTTTCCTTGAAGTTCTACTTCGCCGTTAAACAGTGGAGCAACAATCTGTTCTTCAGTAGATATCATTTCTAATTCAGCATCAATACCATTTTCTTCCACCCATTGCTCATAACCTTCAAGCATGATACGACCTAACTCTCCTTCTGTTTCAAGATTAGACACATCTCTAAAATCTTGAAGTAAAATTTGTTTATCTTGCTCAATTAGTTCAGCATGTGCAGTTAATAGTGGAACACCTTTTGCATAGTGAGCATCTAAAGCGGCGTGAATTCTACTTCCCATAGCAAGTGGCCCAGTCATATCTTGATACTTAGGTTTTAATCCACGATAATAAGTTAGCCACCATCGACGACGACAATCTTTAAATGTTTGTATTTCCGAGTTAGATAGTTTTATGACTCCACTCATAGGTTTCCTGTCTTATCATCTTGTAGTAGTTTTAAAAGTTGATTCTTATCTTTAACAATTTGTTCAAAGTTATCGGCTTTAGTTTCTAAAACTTGAATAACTTTTTCTTCTATAGTTCCTTCTGTAACATAGTCAGTGACTACTATAGAATCATGTATTTCACTTCCAATTCTGTGTACGCGATCTAATACTTGCTTGTAATCAATTAAAGACCAAGGTCTTTGAAGCATTATTAGACGACGAGCAGCAGTTAGTGTAATTCCAACTCCCCCCGCTTGGGCTGTAAACAGAATCCATTTTATTGCTCCAGATTGAAAATCGTCAATAGCCTTCTGACGTTCATCTTCATCTTGCTCTCCTGTAATTAATCCATGGGAAATTTTTTTCTTTGTTAACTCTGCGCTCAGCAGGTTAATAAGTTGTTTAGAGACGGCGCTTACCGCTACAGAGTCATCTCCAAAATCCCCATTCTCAATATCATCCATCAAAGCATCAATTTTGCATGAAGGAGCATCTAGTACTGCTTTAGGCTCTCCAGTTACTTCATTAATAGCAATAGTTGCATAAGAACTAGCAAATTGAAGAAGTCTTATTGTTTGAGTTAAAACGCTAGGAGCTACAAGAGTATCGCCAGACTCAAGTTCAGAGATCATCAAGTCTCTCATCTGCTCGTAGGCTTTTTTCTGCTTAGTGGACATCTCTACATCTCTGCGCTCTTTTAAAACTGGAGGTAAATTAGGTAGTACAACTTTTTTAAGCATACGTCTCATGTATGGATTTACGCTTTTATAAAACTCATCTTGCATCTGAGGCTTAACCCCTAAAACCATCATTCCACCAAAAGCGTTAAGCATTACATCAACCATTCGATCAATCCATTTTGTCTTGCTAGGCCAGTCTTTAGGAGAGATCCAATGAAGTATTGACCAAAGATCTACAACATTGTTAGCAATAGGTGTTCCAGTTAATGCAAAACGAATTTCAGAAGTACCAGAAGCAGACCAAAGAGCACGAGACTGTTTTGACTTAGGATCTTTACTTCTATGAATCTCATCGGCTATTACTGCTTTAAATTTAAAATTATTTAACTCTCTTAAATGAACTTCGCAACGGTTCTCGCTAATCTTTTCATCTTGACCACCGCAAGCGCGACATCTTGTCAAAGAAATAGATCCATAAGGAGAAAGTCTTGAGTGAGAACGAAGTGACTCCCAATTAATAATAAATACTTCTGCTGACTGTTCAAATTGTTTTTTGCGTTGAACAGCAGATCCTTTAATAACTTGAGTCGTTACATCTGGCCACCATTTAGCAAACTCTCTTGCCCAGTTCTTTTTTAAAGTGTTAGGGCAAACAATAAGAATAGGAAAAACCTCTTCTCCTCTATCGTTTAACTCTTTTAGGGCTCTAATAGCCTGAGCAGTCTTACCTAAGCCAGGTTCATCGGCTAGAAGGGCTCTTTTAGCGGTTGCTAGGAAGGCAACTCCTGCTCTTTGATGAGGAAATAGCACCTCATCGCCTTCATAAGTCTCTAACTCTCTTAAATTATTAGCTGGGGTAATTCTTGTCTCTAATTGATTGGTTGCCCAGGCTCCTAAAGTAGGCTTTATCTCTAAATCACTGCGGAAAGTGGAGCGTAGGGCTAGACAGGTTGTCCAACTTAGGGGGACTCTCCAAACCTGCTCAGAAGCGCTCCAGGAGGCTCCTGGAAGGCTTTTACAGAGTTCTTTATATCGCCAGTCAGCACTTATAAGGATATATTCTCCTTGAGCATCTATATCTACAGATACTGACACTTTAACCCCTTACTTGTATATGGACTAAAATATTTTTTAGATTATTTTTTTCTGTCCATACCTATTTTAGCAGAACTAATGGCTTCCAACCGATCTTAACCAACTTTAAAAGGGCGTGTCGTATAGCGTCATTTGCATGACCCTCTCCGCCTTTATGCCAAGTGCCTAACTTCTTTAAAGCATCGTTAGGAAACATAGTTTTAGCATCAACAGGGGATTGAAAAATGATTTTTTCAGGGTCATATTCTTTAGTTCGACACATATGCTTTAAAACCCCTATCTGTTCAAGACTAAATGGTGCTTGTGAGTTTTTTACTGTCTGAGCAGTAATAACAAATCGCTCACAAACTACCAAAACATTATCGTAGGACGTAGCCGAAGAAAAAGCAATAGACATAGCCGTGTCTATCCAAGAAGCAAAAGTTTCTGGATCAACCTCTGCTGACATCTTTACTACTGGAGCCTCTTCTGGCAAGCCAGACCACTCAACTAAACAAACTCCTGTTGCTTTACCAGGATCTACAGAAATTATATATTTCATTAGTACTTTTCGCCCCAGTTCTCTAAAGGACCATCTATTCCAGCAGTCAGTGGAACATCCCAGCCTTCAGTAGTTGTCATACATTCTTGAACTATTTTTTTAAACTCTTCTGCTTGCTCCCTAGGTGCTTGTAAAACAATTTCATCATGAACAGGAACAATAAGGTACTCTGTCAAGTCCGCTTGGTCAAGTTTTATTAGATTACTTTTAAATATTTCTGCAGCCCCGCCTTGAATTAGATAGTTAATTAACGTGTAAACACGACCTTCATCGCAAGGAATTTTACGACCAGTCCAAGTGTAAATGTAACCTTGACCTTCATCTCTTTCCCTACGAGCACCTAAATTTTCAATATCTTTTTGGAACTTAATCATTCCTGGATAACGTTTATCAAAAGCATCTGATACAGATTTCATCTGAGACTCTAAAACTCCAGCGGTAAGCGCTTGTTTAGCAACTCCAGCCCCATATAAACGACCATATACCATTCCTTTAATTAAATTACGTCTTTTATCTGAACGAGTCATTTCTGGCTCTTGATAAACTTCACGACCAATTTCAGTAAAGGGGTCTGAGCCAGTTGCGTCAGCGCGATTAAAAAGATTAATTAAATTAGGATCTTTAGATAAAGAAGCAAACATACGAAACTCAACTTGATCAAGATCTGAAGTAATAATTACGTGATCTTTATCTTTAGGTATAAATGCTCTACGAACAGTGTTATCTCCTTTTGGTAGAGTTTGAAGCGCTGGGTCAGTAATAGACATACGAGAAGTACGAGCACCTAAGGTCTTTACAGAAGGGTGAACAATGCCATCAATGGACTTGTTTAAGAAGTTAAGAAAGTAGGTGTTTGCCAGTTTATCTGCTTTACGCTGTTTAAGGATTGTTTCAGCAAGGTTTTTAACCTCATCATTGCCTTGAATAGTTAGTAGGTGAAGTTGATCCTTACTCGCAGACTTTTGACCAGAAGGGGTAGTTTCAGTTATCTCTGCGCCAAGTTTTTCAAATAATCTAACTAGTTGAATGTTGCTAGTTATACTAGTTCCAGCGTAAGTTTTAGCGGCCCAATCTTTTACTGACTCTGTGTAATCAATAAGTTCTTCATATTTACGTTTTGAATACTCTAAATCAACTCTTGCTCCATTTATTTCCATACGAGTAACTATTTTTCTAGTAGCCATCTCAATTTCATAGGCTTTGTGATAAGGCTGATTAGGACCGCATTTATTGTAAAATTTTTCCCAAAGACGCATTGTTAAAATAGTATCGAGTGCGCCATAAGACCAGTAAGGCTCAAAGTTTGTGGGAACAGTTCCCCAAGTCCAACCATTTTTTGCTAGGTCAACATCTAACTTATCTTGAAGGTGCGCAGCATTACCATCTACAAGTCTTGCTGATAAAGGCTTTAACCCGCCAGAACCTAAAGGATCAATAAGATGAGCCATAATCATTGTGTCATGTGCACGATGCCAAGGAATTTTCCAATTAGATTTAATTGCAAACCATCTTGCTTCAAATGCAATATTGTGGCACACAATAGGTCCATCAAATTTATTCATTGCTTCGTAAAAAACTCCAGACCATTCTGCCCAAGGAATAGACCAGCCATGCATACCATCACCAACTTGAACCAAACGAAGATCACCATGCCAAGGAGATAAAGCATGATCTCTAGGTGAACCTAATTTTTCTCCAGTTTCAGTGTCAATTGCAATTGCATTATGAGGACGACGCTGACCTAACCAAGAAATAAATTTATTTGCCTTTTCTACAGAATCAACAAGGCTTACTTGAACTCCATCTAATCCGTTTGTCATTTATCCTTCTGTCGTTTTGATTTAGTTTAATTCTTTTTTATGGAATTGTCTCTACTCTATAGATAAGATCTATATTCTCGTCATTCTTAGCGGCAATGTCTAGAAGTTTCTGAGCAACGTAGGTGAGGTATCTTGCCCCATTCTCGTTATATTTGTAAAGTGCATCTAATACTGGTTGAGGATTATCACTTACTTGAGCCCAGTAACGATATTTTTCTGGAAAAACAATAGGTAAGGACCTATTAGGAGAGCACTCTTCACAAGGAATAGCATCATCTTCAAGGTTTTTAGTAAACTCATCAACTAAATTATATCGATCTACTTTTTCACAGGTTGCTCCGTGATAAATTAAAGAGACTCCAATACGAGATAGTACATAAGAACCATTTTCAGTTTTGTAAAGAGCAAACTCAATCCAGCGAACAGAGCCTTTACGCCATGAAGAAGATTTACTTAACAGTTTTCCATTAAACTGTAAAGTTCTAGAACTATCTTTTACCTCAAACATTATGTTTTTTTAGTTTCAGTTTCAGTAATTTTTGCTATTTCCATAAGTTGAGTTAAGTCAGCGCGAAGAGAAGCAATCTGCCCTTCATAATTTGCAGTTATCTCACCGATACGCTGTTGAAGGGCAATGATCATCAGTTCGTTCTTTGTCTTTGGAGTGTCCATGAGGCTATATTACTCCGCCTGAATTGCGTCGTATTGAGCCTGAAGTGCAGCAATTTGCGCCTCAGCTGTACTTATTATCTTGTTTGATGACGCGACAATACTGGCTTCAGGAGTGTCAGTCGCGTTTTGCTCAACAATGTTAAGTTCAGCGCTGTACTTGTTGATTTTTATACCGCGTATGCGCGACGCTATGAGGTTTAACTTTTCTTCATTTGTTATATCTGTACTTGGCATTATTTTTCCTTTTCTTTTATCTTATGTAAGTATTAACCTATTTGGTCAATACCGTTTCTTAAATTGTTAAGAATACCATTAAATACCTCTATTACCTGTTTTTGACGTGCAACCTGATTAATTATAAGCTCTCGTGTTCCAGTTAACACCTGAGCGTCAATTTCCTCCTGTGATGGATCTTGAGCATATCTTATTGTCCTTTCTACCTCAAGAATTTTTTCCTCGACTATCTTAATTTTTTCTTCTATTGTAAGTATCATTTTTTCTTCCTATGGATATAGTTGTTGAGATTTTGGAGTTGCAGTATTTTGAAAAGATGAACTTGTAATTGGAGTAGGTAGTGTTGTTCCATTCAAACTTATTACCTGCGCTCTATACCAAAAATTACCAAATGCGTTTGTTGTTCCAACTGGTTGGTTAGTTGATTGACTTGCATAATTTGAAACTACACTTAGTGATTCTGTAGCTCCACTTGTCCAAGTTGAATTATCTGGAGATCTCTGTATTCTTGCAGTTGCAGATGTTGTATTAGAAAAGTAGTAGTCCATAGTAGCTTTTGGATTTGCCCAGTTATTATTTGCAATTCTTCCTCCGGTATAGCCAAAAATAAGAATGACTGACGCTGGAGGCGCCGCGACTGTAACTGATATAGAAGACTCTGTACCATTTCCAATAGCGTTAACAGCTCTTACCGAAATAGTGTATGTTCCTGGAGAAAGAGTATAGTCATACGTTGTACTAAGACCAACAGAAAAATAAGCAAAAGAGTCTCTTTTTACCTCGTATCTAGTAATTGCTGATCCACCGTCGCTTAGCGGAGCATCCCAAGATATCCTTGCTCCGCCACTAATTGCAGTAGAGCTAAGATTTCTAACTGGACCAGGCACTGTAAGGTTGGTGGTGGAGAAGGTAACACTTCCGTAGTTTGTTCCAGTAAAGTAGTAATTATTTGCTCTAACTAATACAGTGTAAGAGGTATTTGCAGTAAGACCTGTCAAACTAACCGATGTGTTTGTGCTTGTTGATGTCCAACTTGACCCACCGTTTGTAGAGTAATCATAAGTTTGTATTGCGGACATTCCAGAGTTTGCGTTTGTAGGAGCCGTCCATGAAACTGTTGCGGTGGTGTTAGTGATGCTTGACGCAGTGACCGAGGTGGGTGCCTGTGCGGAGGAACCTTGACTTGCAACTATGCTGATGTATCCGTCGTCAGCGCTACCTGATGTTAGAGTACTTTGTGAAAGCCAAACAGAAGCAGATGCTGTTCCAAACTCGGTAAATGAGGTGGCAAACGCCGCGGTTGTGCCAAAGTAAACTCTGTATTCTGCACCGACCGTTCTTGTTGATGTAATTCTGCTGTTTCCAACGCTAGACCCATCGACGTACCATCCTGTAAGTGCGTACGTGCTTGACGGAAACGCAACTAATTTAATAAGCGCGTAGTTCTGGCCATTAGGAAAGTGAACCTCGTACTCGATCTCAAAGTTAGATCCTACTGAAAATCTTTTTCCACGGTAGAACACATAAAAAGTAGAGCTATCAGCCGCGTAGCGAATTGAGTTTAACTCTAGGTCCGCGGGAAGAATTCCAAGAACTCGTCCTGTGGTAGCTGTTATGTCATAAGTAGACTGTCCACCATTTATTGAGATGTATCCATTTGTTCCGATGTGAACTGTATCGCCAAAACTAAATGTGTAGGTACCAGACACACTTGCATAAAACTGTCTCCATTGGCCACTTGCGTATACAAATCCCTTTTGAAGAGTTCTCCATGAACCACTGATGTACATAAATCCTTTTTGAAGAGTTCTCCACGCACCATTAGCATATATGTAACCGGCCATATTTATTTTAACTGTACGTTAGTACAATCAATCCTTCTTGACCAGTTATTCCTGATATAATAGAAGATAGATCTGGATATATAGTTGCAGAGCCAAAACCAATTTCTCGTAGTGATCTTTGACCAAAAGGGTTAACAGCTGCTGTATTAGTTACTCCTATAGTAGCAGTATAGATTCCACTTGAGCTTGAAAAACTTAGCCCTCCGTTAGAACTATCTAGTATTAAAGTAAACTGTCCATCTGATCCAGCAGGATACATGATCATCTTAGGATATGCAGATGAAGCAAAATCGCTAGTTGCTGATCCTCCTGAGCTTATGATAACTCCAGCGTAGTCAGTTGCTGGTCTTATATGGCCTAAGGCTGTACCAGAGGAATTATAAAATGATAGTGCGTTGTTTGAAGAGTCCATCTCTACTCTTCTTCCAGAAGCTGCAGTTCTAATAGTTCTTCCAGTCAAAGTTCCAGTTGTAATCTGCCCGGCATCTAAGTTTGATGTAACAATTACTCCCGCGTTCAATGATCCTGCGGTAATCTTTGCTGCAGAGATGTTTATAAGTGCTCCATCACCTAACGCAAAGCCCTTCCAACCCGCGGTATTGGTGATTGTTCCTGTTGATACCGTCGATGGGACGTTTGCCGCGTTCTTTGCATATCTAACTGTTAATGCGGTAGGAGTTGCGGTAACCTCGTAAGATCCGTTAAACGTTGCGTCAACACCCGAGACGGTTATTGTTTCTCCAACCACAAATGTGTGCGCTGATGAGACGGTAAGAGTTGCAACGCTTGACGTAAGTTGCTTGTTGGTTACAGTTGCCGTTATTGCCGTGCTGTAGCGATATATCTTATTATCATCATTTGTATCAAACCAGGTGTCACCTAGTACGTATGTTCCATCTGTTGGCTCGTAGTCCTGTCGGTAGATAGTATTTTTTCCATCTGCAGATGCTTGAGCAGCAGGATCTTTTACATCTACCCACTCTCCAGTTGATTCATCATATACTTTTTTCCCACCTGTTTCTGGATTTGTTACTTCTTGCCCATCTTTTGGATTAACAATAGAATCTTCAGGATTTTCTGTGCTTACTATGTTAGTACCAAACTCAACTTCATCTGCTGTAATACTGCTAGGGGCTATAGCAGCACCCTTAATAACTCTATTTTGAAGCCTAGTTCTTATAGGCTTTCGCTCCATACGTCGTAAACGTCTTTGTATATCAGATATGCTATTTCCTAAATTTTTTTTACTATTACGTCTTCTACTAGACATTTTTTCTATCCTCTTTCCATTCAGTTTCAAGAGTTAATGTTACTTTTTCTGGAAAAGATGGAGTTTCTGGAACACTAACTGTGTATCCAACAATTTTACGAACAATTACATCACCTCTAGGCTCTAAATCAGTTGCTAAACGCATTCTAACAAATTCATCATCAAGAATTATTGAGCACCAATCTCCTGGGTAATAAGTTCCAACAACGGGATCTAAAGATCCATTAACTTCTATATTAAAAGTTGCCTCTGGAGGTCTAGATTCTCCTAAAAAGTCTAAAGCATAGTTATACAAAGCTTCTTTACCAGCAGCAACAGTATTTACATCATTTTTTTCTTCAATTTCATCTAGTAGTGGCCAACCTTGATTTAGTAAATCTTTGGAAGCTGCTGCAGCGTAAGGTTGGCTAGCAGTACCGTCTAGTCCATCAGTAGATCCACCTACCCACATTCTAGTAGAAGAGTTTTCTGCATTTTCATTCAAAGTAAATTGAAAAATGTTTCCTGGATACTCAAAAACATAAAGATTAGCACCTAAAACACTTAAAGGATGAACTACTCCTATGTACCCTGTAGATGCAGTTAAAGGAACATTGTTGTTGTAAGAGTAGAAAGTAAAGGTAGTTGCAGTAGGAGCGCTAACAACAGTTATTGTTCCATCAAATGATGAACCAACATCTGTAATAACAGTCTCATCGCCAGCAACTAACCCGTGAGCAGTGCTTGTAGTTATTGTTGCAATATTAGATGTTAGTTGTTTAAATGTTACAGGTATTCTTACAGGTGGATCAACAAAAGGAACAAAGGTAAATGTTCTAGTAAAAGCGTTATTTTCAAAATCACAGTCTATTCTATAATCAAAACCTTCAAGTTCTTTAGCAAAATCTTCTAATATTTCTCCAAAAGATTGTAAGTCAGATCCTCTAAATACTTTATTGCTTGCTCCTAAATATTTACCGCTTAAATCTTGATTTGATTCTATTCCTATATTAGAATTAGAAGAGTAGGAACCATAAGTACCAGCAACTAATCTACCACCCCAAGAAACAGTACCACCAGAAACTCCCGTAGTAATATAATTTAAAGTAGAAAAAACTGTATATTTTATAGTTTTAGCATCTGGTACGGATGCTACTACAAAATTACCATTGTAATCACTTCCTACATTTTCAACAATAATACTTGTACCCTCTACTATTCCATGATTAGCAGATGTAGTTAAAGTAACACTTTTATAAGTAACTTCTCCTGTATTTGCAGTAACAGCAGTAGTACCAATATCAGAACTATCTACTGGTATTGTAAAAGTGGTACTAGTTGGTGTTGACAGAACATTAGTAGTGCCATTTAATACAGATTGACTTATAAAACTTACAGTTTCAGAAGATATAGCGGCTATAGTAGGTTTATTTAAAGTAACAGTAGTGCCAACTATTTTTTCAATAATAGTATTAGAGCTAAGTTTTCCAGTTATAGAAACTAACATTCCTGCTACTAAATTAGTGTCGTCTGTGACTGTAAGAGTGGTAGATCCACTAGAAGCAGTGGCTGTTTTATTATAAGAAACGCTGTTATCTAATTTTGCTATGCTCACATAATCTCCTACTGCAAGCCCATGAGCAGAAGCTGTTGTAATAGTTGCTATATTAGATGAAACTGCCTTAAATGTTATAGGCAAAGTTGTAGTAGATATACTTTTTGAAGTTACATCATAACTTGTATACGGAGTTACAGCAGCAGTTGAGATATTTACAGAACTACTAACGTTGTATTGAATAGTGGTACTGGTCGGAACAGCTGTAATAGTTTGATAGCCGTCTAATAAATCATCTACAGCTGCAATTTCAACTAGTTGTCCTACTATTAGATCATGTGATGTATTTAAAGTTAAAGTAACACTTCCTGAAGTACAAACTTTATTTGTTACAGTATATTCTTCGTCAGTTGCTGGAAAATTTATACGTTTATCACCATAAGCTTCGTCATTTAAAAAGTCATTTGTAGAAAAATCTTCATTTAACCAGCCTAAAATATCTCTAGCAACTTCATAAGAGTCAACAACAGTTCTAGCCTGACCTATATCAGAGGAACTTAAAGGAAGCGTCGCAGCGGAGGCAAAAGAAAAACTTGAAGCAGATGGAATTGCTGTTATTACATGAGTACCGTTTAAATCATTATTTAATGCATAAACCTTTACAATATCTCCTTCTTCAAATTCATGTTCTACACTAGTATAAATAGTCGCTGTACCAGATGCTGCTTGGTATTTGCTACAGTAATAAGCCTCACTTCCATAATAAAGAGTTTGCCATACCATTCTATGATACAAATAACTTATAAATTCTGCGCCGTCAACAGTTAATTTTTTATCAACAGGAGAGTAACTTCTACTCCAAATAATTCCACCCCAGACGCATACACCATTTCTAAGAATATATATTGCTGTTTTTCCTGGCATAGTATTTTCATATAAATTTAAATGAGCGTTTGCCTCAACTACTGGGATTGATGCAGAAAATAATCCTGCTTTACTTAAAGCTCTTCCATAAGTAACATCTACAAATGGTATCTCTACTAACACGGTATTTGTAAGTAAATCTACAGCATAGTATCTGTAATCAGCTAGGTTAATTTCATTAGTTGTCATTTTTGTTCCTTAAGTTTTTAAGTTTAAGCAAGCCATCCAGAACGATAGTCTACAGATAAAGTAGACGTTGAACTGACAGTATCTCCTGCGTCATAAAAACTAATTGTGTTATTGCCTGGGTACAAATTAATCCAGTCATTATATACTTCTAATTTTGCTCTTGCTCCTAAATACTCTCCATTTAAAAATACAGATCTGTCATATGTGTTAATTTCTAAAACATCTGGACCATAAGCAAGAGTTCCACTTGCAGCTCCATAAGCAACATTAGAGCCAGTTGCTCCATATGTGAATGTGCTAGTTGTAGGGACACTAAGCACTACAACTTCTCCATCATACGGTGAACCAAGACCAGAAATAGTAATAACATCGCCAACAACTAATCCATGAGTGGCAGTAGTAGAAATAGTAACTAAATTATCAGTTAAGCCTCTGTTATTAATTGTCTTAGTAGTAGCATCTCTTAGAGTGCCTGTGATAGTAATAAGTTCCTCAGAAGTATCATTAGATATTACTGTCGGACCAACTAATGGACCAGTAATAGTTAGATATACGCTAACAGGATAATTACCTTCATTTTCTATAATTTCAGTTCCATCAGCAACTGGAGATGTTGCTCTACATGGTATTAATACGTTCTCGTACCCGTAGATCGGATCTTCTGTATTCCACTTATACTTTATAGGATCTGCTGCTCTAAGTCCGATAGAAAATTCAGTACGCCCACGAGCATTTACTGTTTGTATTTCTGGGTCTCCGCTTAATCTTACATAAGATGCTTTAATGTAAGAGCCTTCATTTGTTTTAAGCCATCCACCTGTATAAACTAAATTTGTAGCCGCAACAAATCTATCTCTAGCAGCAGCAAGTAAAGAAGGATCTGGAGTTAAAATTACGCCTTCAAAAGTTATATCTCTTGCATTATATTTACCTTTAACATCATATGAACCATCACCCCATCCTCGAGAAACTTCAGGAATTTCAGGAGAAGGGTGCTGCCACCAACCACCAATATCAGTAACTACCCAAATAACTCCATATTCATCAATTGTATTAAAGGTAAAATCATTTAGCGATATATCTGCTTGCAACTTCATTCCTGTTAAATGAGGCTGTGGAAGCGGGGCTAAAGCAAGGTTTACCTTTGAAGTTTCATTGGCTTGATTAGAGTTAACAAAAAAGCCTTCTACTAAATTAGATTGCTCTAATAAAACAGCATCAAGTAAGAAAGTCTCGGCTTTAGTTCCAGCAGTGCTTTGAATAAAAGCAAAGTTTGCATGAGTTGAAGTAGCTGGTGCAGTAAATACTGCTGTAATTCTTTGCCAACCTGAAGAACTAGTTAAATCTCTTGCAGTGTTATTACTTATTGAAATTATGCTTCCAGCAGTAGATGCGTTATACCAAATAGCTTTAATACTAAAAGAGCCTTCTTCTGCGCTAGTAGGAACTTTTACATACCCAGAAACTGCATAACTAGATAACGCTGTAATAGCAATTCTGTCGGTAGTAATTACTCCAGAGTTAGCCTGAGCAGACTTAGTTATTTCTAAAGATGAAGAACCAACAAAATAATCAGAGGTAACTCTCGCTAAAGATGTGGTGGCAACTACTGCAGTACCAGTGTCAGCAGCCGAGGTAATTGTTCCAGAGGTTGTAGTTGTGTAAGTAAAAGTAGTATTGCTAGGAACGCCTGTAATTGTATATGTGCCATGAAGAGAGGTATTACCATTAGTTCCAGCAATAGTTACAACATCTCCTACCGCAAAATCGTGTGAGGCTGAGGTGGTTATAAGTGCAGTTGTACCAGTTCTTTCAGAGTTACTAATATTTTTTGTATTTGTAGAAGGTGCCAATCCAAATACAGTGGCAGTTCCTGTATCAGCGGCTGAAGTTATAGTTCCGCTGGTAGTAGTTGTGTATGTAAATGTTGTTGCTGTTGGCACTGCTGTAATAATGTAAGTGCCATGCAAAGCAGAGTTACCATTAGTACCAGAAATAGTTACGCTATCACCAACTAAGAACCCATGATTTGCGCTAGTAGTTATGGTTGCAGTAGTAGAACTTCTTTGAGAGTTAATAATTCTTTTATTTAAATTTTGAGCAGCTGACCAACCAGTAGTGTTAGTTTGATAAGTAGGGTTTGTAAACAAATTTGAGCGACTCATTAGGCGGCTCCCTTACGAAGTTGAAAAGCAATTTGACGAGAAACAATAGAAGCAAGTTCTCTTTCGTCCATGCCAGCAGAAGGATTAATTGTTATGTTAATTCCAGAACCTGCTTTATTAGATAGCATTTGAATCATTGCTTTATCACGTTTTGATAAACCATCTGGATCAAGTGGTTCTACACGCTCAGGTCTTCCTGCTTCACCAATCGTGGCAAGAGTTCCACCAGCCGAAGGCATAACTGTTCCACCTCTAGCAAGAGGAGTTATTGGTGGTAATCCTAAAGTGAATCCATCAAACTTAATTGGACCTAACTTAAATCCTGGTATTTTAAATTGAAGTTTATTCCAGCCATTTATGATCCAGTTAATTGCAGACTTAAATGCATCTTTAATTCCATCCCACATATTTCTAGCAGCAGATGCAATTTTAGAAGGAAGGGTTGTTATAAATGAAACTAATTTAGTAAAATTTGTTGAAACAAAATCAACGGCTGCTCCAAGTCCGTTTTTAATTGTTGTTCCCAAAGAGTTAATAGCATTTCTAAATGTTTCGCTGTTTTTGTATAAAAGAGTAAAACCAGTGGCTAAAGCGGCAATAATGACAATAAAAGGTCCTATAGGAGAGGCTATAAGTAATGAAAACAGCCCCCTAATTGCTGTACCAAGAACTGTAAGTATAGTTTTACCAAGAGTTGCGGTGGTTAAATTTGCTAGTTTTGCACTACCAGTAAGTGCTCCAAATGAAGTTATTAAAGGAAGTAGCCCTCCTAAAACTACTTTAAATGCAAATCCGCCTACTTTAGTTATTGTACCTAAAGCTAATAAAAATGGAAGTACAGCTGCTGAAAGTTTTAAAAAGAATTGACCTACAGGACTTTCTAAAATATTATTTAAAGTTTTTAAAACACTAGTTAATGTATCAAAAAATATTTTTATAGATCCAGCATCAGTAACTAATTTTACAAATTCAGAAAAAGTTATTAAAAACTCGCCAAAAGACGGTAAGGAATCACTTATATTTTCTCCTATAGCTTGAAAATTATCAGTTACCACTCCTAATTGATCTAAGAAAACTCCTAACTCTGGGTTATCAGCAAGAGTTATAAATCCTCCTATAATATTTCCAAGAAGACTTAAAAGTTTTGTGCCATTTACTGCTGCATCAGCAAAAAATGTTTTTAAAGGCTTACCGTCAATAGTCTCTAGATTTTTAAAGGCTAAAGATATGTCTTTAAAGTAGTTTAAAAAGATTTCTCCAGCACTACCTGGACCCACGTTTTCTTTTACAAGGTTTTTAAGTCCACCAAAAACATTACCAAAAATAATACCTAAATCCGATAATATTCCCTTAGCAATCTTAAAGCGTTCTCCAAGTTTTCCAGTTGCTTCATCAAGTTTTAAAGTCTCTTTCCAAGATTCAGTGGTGTTTTTTAAAAACTCTCCAAAAGCATCAATTAAAGGTTTAGCAGCGGTTAGAAGAATTAAAAATCCTTCATAAAGATTACCTACTGCAGTTCCTAAATTATTTATAAATTTATTGTTTGTTTTCCATATAGACTCTAACCTTTTTATGTTTTCTGAACTTGTTATGACCTCAGAAATTCTTATTGCTACTTTACCTAAAACATCCCCGGTTGCGGTAAGAAGTGGTCTTAAAGCAGGAAATAGGTTTTTTACTAAGTTATCTATTGCTTTCTCTAGTTGAGGGAAAAGTTTTTCTCCAGCAGCATCTTTTAGTTTTTTAAACTCTGACTGTATAGAAACTAAATATTTAACAAAACTTTGAGCTTCTTCTGATAAATCAGAAAGGGCGTCAGCATAAGCATCTGCTCCAGATCCTTGTTTAGCAAGACTAACAGCCTCTTCTGCTTTTTTTACATCACGTAATGCATCAATAACATTTTCTTGACCAAGAATAACAGCGTCAGTACCTTTTTTAGAAAGTTCTACGTTCTTTGCTTCTTCTTTTTTAAGATCATTGTTTCTATCAATTGCTCTTCTGTAATTTAAATCTGCTTCAGCAAAGGCAAGTTCGGCTTCTTTACGAGCACGAGAGTTAGGAGGTAAATCTGAAACACGAGCAAGAGTCTCGCGGGCTTTTTCAAGTTCAAGTGCTGCTCTTTTTTCAGATATTGCAGCGTCTTCAGAATCAAAACCTAGTTGCTGTATCTGCTCAATTGCTCTATCTCTAGCTTTTGCTAGTCTTTCATATGCTTTTGCAAGATTTTCTTCAGCATCTTGTTGTGCTTTTGTGTTAGAGACACTTTTTTTAGATGCTTTATTTCCTGCTTGTACTGCTTTGGCTACTCCAGAAAATGCTAATCTTAATGTTAGGGCTGCTTGCCCTGCGGCTGTAAATGCTCCAGCTAAAGTAATTAACGCAGGGGTAGCAGCAGCTCCAATTATTGAAACTAAAGAAATAAGTCCTGTACCAAGAAGACCAATGATTCCAGACACTGCAGTAATCGCTGGGACTAGAAAATAACCTGCTCTTGTTAAACTTGAAAATTGCTCTTTAGCAGCTACCGACTGTGCCAAGAATTGTGCACTAAAAAAATTAAGATCAATACCAGATCTACGAACACCTCTACTTATTCCATTAGAAATATCTTTTCCAGCTCTTTCACCAACTCTATCAATACCATTAAAAGATTTTTGAATATCTCTTTCAACACTAGTAGTGATGGCGCGAACTACTATATATGCATCACCAACAATTGCCATGCGCCATCACCTCCTAATCTCTTAACCCAAAGGGGCATCTAGTACTGATCCAAACGGCTTTTGCATGTCTGGATTAAAATCTGTTGGCGGAATAAACGGCTTCACTGTTTGACTGCTTGGGTCAAACGGTGTGATGTCGCTGTAATCAAAATCTCCAACAGAGTTGTCAAAACCTGCGTTTTGACTTTTTTTAGTTGTTTTATATTTATAAGTAGTTTTATAAAAATCCCTATAAATAATTTCTCTTACTTTATCTTTGACGTCAACTTGTTCTGCACTAGCGACGGAGGTCATGTCATCTTCAAAAATTACATGGACAACATCTAGCATGTCTGCCAGTTCCATAGAAGATAGTTGTAGGCCGTTCATCAGTGCTTTCCCATTAACATAAGGCCAGAGATCTACTGCCCACTCCGCGAGTCCTCTAGCCCCGGTATAGGACGGCTTGAATACTGCTCGACCAACCAAGAAGTTATTTCACCTAATTTTTCAACAGTTACAATTTTGTTAGGATCATTTACCAGTTTTAGAAAACGATCTAAACTTTCTGGCAATAAAACCTTTGCAAAGAACTTGTCAATAAGAGCAGCTGCCATTCCAGTTGAATCAGAACCAGCGTCTGCAACCATATCTAAAAGAACTTTACCTTGAAGAGCCGTTTTACATTGGAAATCTTCTCCATAAAGTTTGAAAGATAAAGGTTGCGTGTTTACATCACCACCGCTACCAAAATCTTTAAACCTACCTGTTGTCATGTTGATATTCCTCTTTTCTCGTTTGTCTTTTTATTTACCATTTTTATAGTAAATGTTGTTCCTATTTTACCAACTTTAAGTTATCTGATAGATAGCGATTTGCTTTAGTTCCAGGATGCATAACAGAAGTTGTGTATATAATCCTTGAACCTTTAACAAATCTCAGCACTTTTGCCCTATCTGGTCGAATAACATGAGGCTTAGTTCCTTGATGGTGTAGCAAAGCGTAGTCTAAATTAGATCCAATTTTTACATACTGACCCCGAGAGTCTCGTAAATGTCTCATATGAATTGAAGAACGAAGTGCTCCTGTTCTTACTCCAACCTGAGCTTTAGCAGCGGCGGTTATTAAACGACCTTTTTTTGCTAAGTACTTTCCTACATCACCTTCAGGAGAGTTAAGTAAAAAATCTAACTCTGCCCTGCGAAATACTACTGTTGCCATTTTATGGAACGGCTGCAGTCAGGGTAAGAGTTACAGTTTGAAAACCGCCCTCGGGAGGTTGAACTTCAACAGTTGCAATAACTCCAAGACCAAATCCAGATGACTCCCAAGTATCTAGTTGAGAAGCGCTGTCTAATAAAATCCATGCATCATATGCAGCAATCTCTGAAGCACTTTCTATTGTCTCAGCTGAAGGTGGTCTACCGTTTTGACCAACTACTGGCACTGCTCTTGATACAGAAACATTGATTGTCGCACTTCTTGGATCACTACATCTACGCGGTTGGGTTGCTTCATCCCCAGGGGCACCAACATACATTTGTACAAAAGAAACAACTACTTGCTCACAATCGACTACAGGTTGTCCTAATGTATAGTATCTACGCAAAGGAAGTGGCATAGTATAAGAAGCGTAAGAAGTAACAACTTGAGCAAGAACTGCATCTAAAAATACAGCAAGATTTTTGGCACTGCTACTAACAGTTGCTTTATTTATTGTTGTCGACATTTGTCTCTCCTAATTTTTTATATATCCTACAATGTATAAATTGGCTCTACTCTTGTGTAAAGTTCAAATGATACGTTTGCTGTAAGTAAATTAATTACTTCATCAACAGTTGGATCGTCTAGGCTAGGTCTAGTGCAATAAATGTCATAAACACCAGGCTCTCTTGGACCAATAATATCTAATATTTGACTATAAGTTGGAGAAATAGTTATTGTTCCATTAGGACGACTTAGGCTAATAGAGTTCTCTAAGTTTTCTGACTTTGTATAAGAATGATCAGATACTGTTAAAGATACTTCCCACGCTGCATCATCTTCTAAAAATTCTCCATTTATTTCATTTAAATAAAGAACTAATAGTGAACCAGATGTAAGCACTTTTAGATCATAAGCACTTTCTGTTAATTGATATGGTTTAGGAATAGGGCGACGTGCTCTAGGAGTATCTGGACTAAATACTTTTGCTTTTGCTCTAGCCTTATCTGGATTAGTGGTTTTTAAAAATAAATCTACAGCGTATAAACCAGTTCTAAGTTCATCAATAAAATCTTGATTATCAAGAATTGTATATGAAACACCTTGACGAGCAACAGAGGTTACACGTTGAGGTAGAGCGCAAGTATCGTCATTTTCATATAATTTAATTAGTTCAATAGCAAGTAAACGAGCAGCATTTTTTCCTGCTAATGGAGGCGGTGTTCCATATGAATAAGTAACTTCAATATTAGAAGATGTCCATCCAGCACCTGGAGTAGCAAGAATAGTTGAGTGCTCTACTAAATAATAATCTTTTGGATCTATTATAACGCCATTTCTATCTCTTAGCGTATGAACTCTTATTACTTTACGACCACGAAGGCGCACACGAGTGCTTGCAGATGTTCCATCTCCTGTAAAATCATCTTGTTGATATGGTCCTGAACCATTTAATCTAATGTTTTCAACGTTTCCCCTTATTAGAGTAGGAGAATATGTAAGGATAGACGCACCTATACGGATATTAGGATCATAAGAAGAAACATATCGCTCAGTGACAGTTGTTACGCCAGAGTACTTTCTTCCAGACATACCCCAGAGTAAGTAAGAAGCTGTTTTTACAGCATCATATGCGTATGAAGACTCTGCATAAGTAGATCCAAGTTCATTAGTATTTACCCAAAGATTACTCATTATTTATACCAATCTTAAAGAGTAAGGGCGAACAACGATTAGTGGTATCAATGATACGACTAGCACGTCGTCCGCCCTTCTTTTACTTATATTAAGAGGTTGGATCCTCTGATGAAGCAATAATGAAGTCAACATCATTATCAGCATTATATGTACTGCTACCAGGTACGTTGTATGCAGTAGTAGATCCTTGAGAGGTGAAGTCTGTAACTTCCCAGTAACCATAATCAACAAATGCAGTACCAGTGTCAGCAGCCGAGGTAATTGTTCCACTAGTTGTAGTGGTATATGTAAATGTTGTTGTTGTTGGGACTGCGGTAATTGTGTAAGTACCGTGAAGTGCAGAGTTACCATTAGTACCAGAAATAGTTACACTATCTCCTACACGGAATCCATGAGCAGTAGATGTTGTAATAGTTGCAGTAGTTCCAGCACGAGCAGAGTTACTAATAGTCTTAGTAATTTCTGCATGCCACTCGTAGAAGCCTTTTAGACCAGTTGGTGCCCATGTATCGCGAGCGTATGAATATGGACGCTCTGCTGCAACTGGGAACTCCCAGCGGCCATCTGGACCTGCATCAAAAAACTCATTTCCAAGACCATAGCCTTCAAAAGTGTTTGCAAGTAATCCGTTTTCAATTACACGATCACCTGATTGACGCAATTTAACATATGGAAAAACCCAGTGGAAGTATGGACGAGTTGTTGCACGCTTTCCATCTTTTACAGCAAATGACCAAACTTCAAGAGCAACGCCATTTCCAGCAGGATCATCTCCAACGGCTGGTGCGGCCCAACCGATTGATTTGCGTTCTGGTACAGCATAGGTTCCTAGATTTTTACGAAGTAGCAAACCTCCTGCTAATAAAGCAGTAAGTTCCGTGTCTGGCTCACAAATTGCCAGTTCCATAGTAATTCTTTTAAGAGTGTCTGGGGCTTTGTAGGAAACGCAAACTGTACCGTTTGCTGACTTCTCTACGATTTCATCGCCCTCTTCGTACTCTGGTGTAAATGAAGCGCGAAGGAACGCCGAGGTTGTATAACTATCACCTGGCTCGGTGAGTAGGTTACCTGAGGCGTCCAGTCTAGTGACACGGATCGCCACACCTTGGACGCTTGCCGCGTAGTCCTGAGTGGCCATACTGATTTCTCCTTTAGTTGGTTTTTACTTGTTCTTATTTTACGCTGTTAAATCAACTCTGATTGCTAAATGTATAGATGTATCAAAGTAAACCGCCGCTGGGCGAATTGCCTTAATACGCATATCATTTTGATTTCCCGCTACATCATAACTTTGAGCCAGATTATCAGCTACGACATCAACATCACCAATAAGTGTCTTGATTGTGCCAGTGCCGTACATCCATTTGTTTATCGCTGACGCTGTTGCGCCTGTCTGTGAATCGGGACCATTTCCAGTGTAACCAGAACCAACAATAATTTTAGTTCCACTAACTGTCTGAAGGTGGCCTTTTTCTTTATTATCAAAAATCATATAGTTAGCAGATAGAAGACCAGCCACATCCTTTGTCATGTGAATGACACCGTTTTCTCCACAAGGGGAGGTATCAGACAATTCATAGTCAAGTAATGCAAGTGCACGTTGAACAGAAAGTGCTGTAGTTCCATTAACAAGTGTTGCACTTGCGGCACTAAGTGCTTTATTTTCGTGGGATTCGCCTTTTCTAACTGCTCCATCCCATAACTCGCGCTCCATTGCCTTCTGTGTTATTCCTTCAAGTTGACGTTTAACTCTTGCTACATAGTCAAAGCCAGTAAAACCTAATGTTGAGCGATAATCTTCAGCTTCAATAAAAAATGGTTTAATTTCAGTGTATCGCGTAGGTGTTGCATTCGAGGCAACAACAGCGGATGTAGTATCTGTATCGTCCCAGCTCTTTGCAGAATAAATACTGGTATCCCACTCTTGTGAGAATCCTCTGATCCATTGATCTTCTTTTATTTTAGTATCAGGCTTTGCTACGGTGAATAGACCGAACTCTGAAGGTGTGATCTTTGGAGCTTCAAATATTCCGGTAAAAGCCATGTTCTCTATTCCTAACTTAAATCTAGTTTTTGTTTATTGTATCGGGGGAGCCTATTTCTAGGCCCCCCTTCAACAAATGGGTTACGGCTTAGTACTCGATTGTTGCTGCAGTCAATCCACCAAGTGTATCGCGAAGAGCGGCTGCTACTCCGTTTACATTGATGGTTGATGTTACCTGTAGAGACTCGACGCCAACAAGGGCAACGTTCTCAAAGGTTTCAACGAACATCTTGTAGTCGTTGGTGCCAACAAGTGTTGAATCACGGATAACTCCAAGATCCAATGTGCCACCATCAAGGAACAAGAATGATCCTTCAGCAAATAAGTACCAGACGAATGTATCTGGGAACTCATTCATTGCGCCAGAACCCTGTGCACCAAAAGCAGAAGCTCCTGCTGAAGTGTCTAGAGCATATGTAGCAATGATTCCGCGAGCTGCAATGTAAGCATCAATCTCAGAATATGCATTAAGAGTTGAATCTCCAGGCATTGCAATAGTTAGATCTGCTGCCATTGCGTCTTTAACCCATGCTGGGATAATTGCGCGAAGTGGAGCATCTGCATCTAGACGATGACGTGCACGGTAAGCAGCAGCAGCGCGACCTAGTTGAACTAGGAAGTCACGACCCATTCCAATTACGGAAGTTGAAGTAACTGCTGTTGATGCTGAACCGATTTTTGCCAAAAGATTTCCTTCAGCCTCGCGAGCATGTTGAATCAAACCAAGCTCGTTGTGACGAGCGATTAATTCAGGATATGCACGGCTTAGAAGGTTACCAAATTGTAGTTGCAAAGTAACAGCATCAGTTGAAACAGTTGTCTCACTGGCTGCGGATACAGTTAAACTCAACTTTGAAGCTGGACTTGGTGTTTCTGCTGAATCGTTAGCAGCAGTCCATACACCAACAGCGTTAGCATATGAGCTAAGTACTGGTGGAGTAATGTAGCGGATACCGCCACGATCTGCTTGGAAACGAGGTAGAGAATCACGGACTGGCCGTACTGCTGAGCCAATACCAAAGATGTCGTACTTAACCTCGAAAGGTGCTTGATGTCCACCAGAAGCAACAAGTGCTTCAGGTCCGACTACAGCTTGTACTTTTTCCCAGTTGGCTTGTGCATCCTGAGTAAGGGTGCGAGCCTCTGGAAATTGGGTAGAAATAGAAGCAACGATATGTTGTTCTCCATCTCCACCATTTACACGGCGTAGGCCATGTAGACGCTTGGCCATTGCTTCAGCAACTTCTGCCATGCTTGAAATTGAGCTGCCTGCTGTATATCCAGGAATGTCAGCGCCCGCAGTGATTGCCACGGTTGCTTCTGTTGTCCGAGATGTTGGGCGGCGGTCAGCTGGTACCTCAATGTTGAGGTTATCTGCGTTATCTGCAGCGGCGGTCACGGGTGCCTCCATAGTTTCTTGTGCTGTTTGCACATTTTCTGTTTGTGTTGGTGTTTCAATAATTGCTGCTTCAGTACCTTCAGTAACAATAACTGTTGCTTCTGCTGCAGGAGCATCTTGCGACACTGCTACCTCTTCTACAACTGCTGCTTCTGCTACTACTGGTACTTCTGTTGTTGTTGTTATTGCTGATGCTTCTGCAACAGCTGCGACAACTGTTTCTTCCACAGCTGGTGCTGCTTCAGTTGTTTCTTTAACTTCAGTCGAAAATTCAGATTTTTTATCTGCTTCGGTTGACGCTTCAGTCATAGTTTTTTCCATTTCTTTTTCTTCCTTTTTGTCTTCTTCCATGTCTGCAGAAGATTTTTCATCCTCTACTTTTGGAGCAGCTTCTGGAGTTGCAGGCATTGCTGCTGCTTCTTCCATTTTTTTATCCTCTTCCATGGTTGGGGAAGGAGTTTCAGAAACGGGTGCTTCTTCAGTTACTGGTGCTTCTTCAGCAGGAGCGGCAGGAGCCTCTTCTGTCATTGCAGCATCTTTAACTTCAGTAGTTTCCATGTCTTTGTCTTCGTCTTCTTTTCCGTATACGCGATTAGCTGCTTCTGCTGCTCTTTGAGCAAGTTCTACAGTTGCTATTTCACGACGCTTGATTTCATTTCTAACTCCATCAAGCATGTCGGCAAGTGACGTCATAGCGTCAACTGTCTGCGGAGTAGGATCCTCCTTCTCAACCGATTCAAATTCGTTGAGGATAGATGTCTGAAGTTCACTAACTTGTTCGTCAGTGATTTCAGATAGCTGATCCATCATTTGTTTGATTTGGTCCACTACTGTCCCTCCTTAGGGTCAGTTAGGATAGGGCTTTTCCCCATCTCGCTGATCAGTCGAGGCTGAGGGACTCGCAGACGCAATAAATGCGTGGAGGCACTCCACCTAATACTGAATATTACATTAGTTCTTATAGTGTGATTTTCTTTTTTTGTGTATTTTTTCTATTAGGTAAGCAGTCTAAGTAATTTAGACATTTCCTTAGATATCTCGCTCTGGCTGTAGACATCTTGACCTGACATGAAGTTTTTTATACCTTGAGTAGCAATATCTGCATCTTTTTGACCAATTTTATTCTCAACTCTAGTAATCATTTTCTCCATTAAATCCTGTAAGGCAGGGGGTACATCACTAAATCTAATCTTTTGAGCATCTTCTCCAAAGGCAAAAGGTAGGTTAGCAATGACTTTGCCTAGCTCTCCAGCGCTATTTCTAACATTACCTATAGCCTCGGCATTAAGTGCTCCTGTATCTAACCTATCTACAATATCTAGCAAATCACCAGCAGCCTTGGCTGCTTCAGCGTAGTCACCAGCATTATCTAGATTATTAACCTCTTCAATTTTTTCTAATGCAGCATCTGACCCAGCGTCACCTAAGTCCAATTTCAACCGAGCAAGCACTTGTCGAAACTTCCCTGTGGCATCACGGGGTTGGGTTTTAGGTGTGTATTTAACTCTGGAATCTTCTGCGTCTTGCTTACTCTTAACTTCTTTTTTTAGTATATCTGTTTCTTCATCCGTAAGATCTGCGTTTTCCTGGTTACGATCCAAACCGCCAGCGGCAACAACTGATTCAATAATAGAAATTCTTGCTCTTAAACTAGCAGCAACACTATCTATATCGTTGATCGATGCTTCTTTCCAATTTTCTGGAATTAAGTCTTTACGATCTAATTGACGAGCCATCTTTACAATATGACGGCGAACCAAACCACGTTTTCCTGGCTTGGCACGTCCATATGCTTGAACAGCATTCTTTAAATCAGAGACATTTCTAATTGGAAATGATCCATCTGGAAGTGCTTTTTTATCTTTTGCTAATTCCATACGTTTTTTACGAGTAATAACCGCTAACTCTGAATCTGAGTCATTAATATTTTGAAGCATGTAAGAAGAAGATTCTTCTTTCATTTTATTTACTCTATTAGATAATTCAGATGCTTTAATAGCAGCAGTAATTGTTTTTATTCTATCTTTAACATTATTACTAGCAGCAATTAATGGTGCTTCTAATTTATCAATTCTAGTATGCAGTTCTGCTATAGGATCATTTTTTAGTTGAGCAAGAACGCTTGCGCCAGCAGCAACAAGTGCCATAACTTGACCTGATGCAACACGAGCGCGAGCAATTGGGAAGCCAGGAACATTTACCTGACAGATTGCTACAAGTTCTAGAGCACCTTTAATTGGTCTCCAATCTCCTGATGGAGCAGAGGCACGTAAAGCACGAATTTGTTCTGGAGTTGTGCCAGGGCGAAGTGCTCCTGATACCCAAATGCCATAAGCATCTTCTCCAGCATGTACATCTGCTACCGCAGACGCTGTGTCATCGTAATGACGAACTGCTTCTGAAGCACTGGCTTCAAGAGAAGCATGTCCTCCAGCTAAAGTTAATTGTCCAACTGGAATATCTGTTCCGTCTTCAGTACGTACAGCACCAGTGTGAAAGTATGCATAATTGCTCTTACTTCGAGGAGGACGAGTTCCATAAGACATTCCAATATGGTCTACATGCCATGCAGCAATGTGACCATACACTTGACCTTCATCAGTTACTGTTAGTGCGGTTGGTTTTTTTAATTTTGGATCAACAAACCATTCCTTTGGTGGAGTAACTGGTATTGATCCAGCCACAATGCCACAGGCTACTAACGCTGATGCGTCTAAAGGATTTAGTCCTTCGACATACACTCCATCAGATATCACTTCTTCCTCCTGAATTTCTCCGCTTTGGTCTACGAGTTCTACTCGACATTCCTGAAAAGCGGGTTTAGGGACAAGAGTTACAGCCATAACTCTTGCCTTAGTTATATTCATTTTACCTGCTCCAACTTTTTTGTTAGATTCATTTTCAGCATTTTCTTTTTCTTCATCTGCTTCAAACATGTCCATATCAGCAGAAACTCCACGAATGAAGCCTCCACGAACCAATCTTTCCGCTTCTTTTCCGTATTCTCCAGTATCAAAATACCCTCTGGCATTTCCAATACCTTGATCTACTCTTTCCATCTCAAGAATTGTTCCAATTACAACTGATCCAGAATGACCCTCGCCAGTCTTAATTTGCCATAAAAATGGAAGAGGAAGTTCACGCATAGTGATAGCGCCTTTTTCAAATTTACGACCATCTCCAGACTCAATATCTTCTGGGATAACTAAAGGAATAAAAAACTCTGCTCCTCTAATCTCTTCAGTTTCTGCTCCTGCTAAGACAACTCTGTTTCTAGCGTCTGCTGCTCTTGTTTTGAGATAGGTTGCTTCGAGTATGGCCTCAGAAGGAAGTATAAAATCTGTGCTAAACGCGTCCGCTCTAATTCCTTTTTTGCCATAAAGTTGACGATGCTCCTTGTCTCCAGTCCACATGCCAGTTGCTTCTTTATGACGCAATGCGCAGTAGCCTTTTGCTCGAGGACCCATGTATTTTGAAAGTTGACGAACGCAGCGGGTCCAATCACCTGCAGTTCTCCAACGAATTTTTGCTGCACCTTTTCCATATAACCAATAACGACGAAGTTTTTCGGCATTACCTCTATTTCGGTCAATTCCTCCAGCAGAAATTAAGGAAGAAATTATTGAATCTATATTATATGCAGATGCAGTTTTAGCAGCTGAATCTATTTGATCCAAAACTATTTTTAAATTGTCATTATCTAAGACAACAACTGGTGGAGGTGTAGGACTTTTTAGATCAGAAAGAATAGAATTATCTTTTTCCCACATGCCTGGCTTACGCTTCCATGTAGAAGTTGTTACAGAATCTTTACTTACTGGGATAAGTGAGACTAATTCCATAACAGCCTGAGGATCATCAGGTGAAACAATTGCCATGTAAATTGGTGGAACATCTGAAGTATCTGGCGTTAACTCTGCAGATGCGGCAGAGGTAAGACCTTTAACAGGTTTATATGATTGAGTAAGTTTTGATATAGGATTAGGAACTAAATCTTTAGTTGGCTTATATTTTTCTATTGAAGATGGATCAACTCTTGGTTGATACCAAATAGCGTTAGGGTATAAAGTCTCACCATTTACTACAATCTTTTTCTCTAAGAATTTTCTTAAACTTGGATCGTTATAAGCATTAGGAGTTTTTCCTTCTTCAGTAACAACAGGTGCTGTAGAAGAAGATGCTTTAACTCTTTGATCAGTACTCCAAGCTGGAAGATCATTTAATATTGTTTTTATTTGAGAAGTATTTAGTTGAGGAAGTTTTCCAGGAAGAGTAGCGTTGGGTGAATCAATAGGAACTCTAGGTTCTCCTAAAATCCCTGTAGTAATTTGCTTAGTAGATCTTAAAGATTTTTCTTGTGGAAGCGGTTTAAAAGTGTCTGCAGATTCTGTAGTATTAGCAGGAACATCAACATAATTTCCATTATCTAACTTAACCTTAACGCTTTGAGTAGCAGGATTAATAGACTCGATAGTGCCTGAATACTCTGATTTTTTACCAATAATAACTCGTCCACCAGACTTAGCAAACTTACCTACAGCATCTCTCACCTGAGAACGTGCTTTTTCAGATCGTTCTTCTGGAGTATAGTTGCCATCTTGATTAGTTATAGGATTTTCTGCTGTTGGAGCAGTGGCTGCGGTTATAGAAGAATCTGAAAACTCTTCATATTCGTCGTACATATTTTCATCATATGAAATTTCATTAATTAAATTCCAATCAATTTTATCCATTTCATCTGCAAATATTTCAGACTCTTCTTGATTAATTTGAGATATAGAAATTGGTTTCATAGGATTAAAATCTAATTTTCCTGAAATGATAACTGCAGTTTCTGTGTCTACGGGAACATGTATTTTTTTAACCATGTCATAGGGATCATCAAGGCTTTTATCGTAAGTGTGAAAATCATAGTTAATATTTCCAAGATCTTCCCACATTGCATCATCCCAAGCAAAGACTGATCCATCTGTATTTACTTTATATAAACGATCAATACCAGTACCATCTAAACGAATACGAATAAAGAATTGAGGAGCTATATCTTCTGGCAACATATCTGACTCTATAAAAGAGTTAAGTTCTACTTTTTCTGGAGACTCATAATCGCTCATAACAAATTTATATGAAGCAGTGATTGAATTTGCCTGAGCCTTTTTATTTTCACGAGCGACTATTGCACTAGCCCAACGCTCTCCTGCATCTCCACCCCAAAGCGCCCAAGCAATACGTCCGTTTGAAGGATAGCCAGGTTCTGAAGGCTCGTAGCCTTTTCCTTTTTTATCTACTTGATGACGTGGAAAGTATTTAGCAATGTGACGAACTTTTCTAATACCAATTTGACCACCACGGGCAAGAGTTCTAGCAGTATTTAAACCCACAGGTGTGCCTCCGCGATTATGCTTTTTACGCCACTCTAAAGCACGTTTTGCCTCTGCTTGAACTGATTTTGGAATTGTATATAAACGGTCATTATTTGAAAAAATTTTTATATCTAAATCTGATATTGCAGCGTTTGCTAACTCGTAAGTAACAGAAGACGGATTTTTTTGATCACCATCAGAAGTGAAAGAAGCAATAAGCGCATCTGCATAGTCAATACAAGAAACTAAATTTTTTTTCTCGTCGACTATTACAGCCTTGTTTTCAAGCACAAATAAGGCGTTATTTCCACTGCGACCTACAAATTCCAACTTAAACTCCGTCTCTTTTACTTTGCTAACTCGTACTCTTTTAGTTCGTTCATTCCAATAGCCTCGCTAAAACCTTCGGCTTCGTCATATACGGCTATAAAGGCGGGGTCAACATATATGACCATTAAACCATCAAAATCAAATAGGTCATCCTCGTCAGATAGCTCTATCCAGTCTCCATTGCGTCTGTAAAAAGTGCCTTCATCTGACTCATAAATTATTACTGTTACTTCATCAAATTCTGTATCAATTAATGCATACAAATCTTCAATGTTTTCTGGTTTATCTGGTGTGAAAGCCATAACTACTCCTTTTCCTTAGAGTCATCAATTGGACCACCTGTAACCCAAGCGTTACAAGTCCTGGAAGCGGCACATTTAAAATCAAATGCTTCGCAGTAACCAAGTTCAGCAGCATCTATAGCATCCCAAGCGTTGTTCTCACTTGATCCACCTTGCTCAATGCCTTGAGCAATACAGTCTTTCATTTTAGTAGTTGTAATAAACATTACGCAGTTTCCACAAAGTGATTTCTTTGCTTCATCTGGTGTAATAGACCAGCGTGTTGCTTTTTCTTGCCAGAATTCTTCATTTGGTTCTGCTGGATTTAACGGACCATAGCCAGCATCTTTAATTGCCTTTTCACGATTAGCAAGATTAATTGAGATGTCTTGTGTTGCAGGAGGACAAACATCTGAT